GCCACATACCACTGATCATCATAGTTCTTAGGATTCCGTGCAATCATCCCACCACCTTCAAGGTGTGCCTCAGCATGGTCAACAACAGTCACTGATATGCCACGTAGGTCCTCACCCCTTACATGCGGTCTCATCTCAGAGACACCCGTTCTAACATACGCCTCAAACATTATCCGTCCTCCTTAAAGTCAATTACCTGTCCATATAAATAACTATCCCATACTTCCTTGGTTACATCGAATGATTCAACAACTATTTCCCCTTCGTCATTCTTGCCCTTGACTTTAAAACTCCACTGATCCTTCTTACGAGTAGTAACAGGCATCATGATAATTGTCTTACCGCATGTCACTGGCATTATTGTAGTCGATACAGATGCTTTATTAAAGAACTTTCCAACTATTTTTCCATTATTTATTTCATGGCCGCAACCGAACAAAAACATCCCCAATAAACAACTGATCACTGCGAGTATAAGCCCTTCCGTGAACGTTATCATCTTACGATTTCTCCTTGACTATTTGTGACCTTGATAATTGCGACAGGTGGCCGATTCTTCTGAGCACAACCACACATCATTCCCAATACCAATCCCACACCAGCACATACAATAAGTAAATCCTTCAAACTCCACATAACAAGCCTCCTTACCTAATAGTAATTGTCTGCTTGACTCGAATAACAGTACTCCCATTTTCCAAATGAATTGTCTCTGCCTTTGTAGCCGTAGGCGTTACGAAAATTTTTGGCATGTGTCCGAAATACATATGTTTCCGGATCTCCTCATCCACTTCTGCTTCTACCTCCTTATATATACTCTCTAATACATCCTTATCAATAGAATCCGATAGGTTCTTTGCAGCTTCATCAATAGAGAGACTGTAATGATTCATCATCGTATCAACAGCTTCCTTCGGATCTAACGGCTTCCGGAAAAATTTGGTGCGTATATATTGAACAACTTTACTCCACATAGGCTACTCCTCGAAAATTCAACTTGACAGAATAAATTGCATCAACGAACTAAGAATATCATATAGTCCTACAGAACGCAAGCTCTAAATAAAAAAAATATAGCGGCTATATATGAACAGCTTTATGACACATGCGTAACTCTCTGACTTACCCCTACCGGGTCCTTAATAAATTTGTAGCCATATAGAATTCGGTGATTTATTTTGAAGTTTTCAGATTCCGGATATTTAAGGTTGGAAGCAGGAAACATAGAAAAGAGCGGCCTATACTCGATTGTGAGGGGGTTAGGGGAGGGGGGTATCGATTGAGATTGCGACTCAATCCCAACTAGATGAGCATAGCAAGTCATAAGTCCTTTAGTTACAGTATTATAGATTGATTTGAGGCATGTCTTGACATGGTTTATTATCATAATTCTAATTGAGACTGGAGTTCAACATAACATAATATATATTATCTGACGTTTAAATGGTTGATATCACTCATGGCGTATTAACATCAACATCAATGATTGTTTCGGGCTTGCCTTCATTAAGCTTAAGCACGTTATCAGCCTTAATCAAGCTCATAATGAAACCCTCTTGAGTGTCCTTGTTCTTGTCTGATTCAGCCTTAAGTGGCGGTACTAGCTTAACATACAACTTGATAAACTCTTTGTACATCATCTCACGTTGTTTTCCTATTGTGGTTTCTTTCTTTGCAGTCATAGACGGTATTTCTCCCCATATCATCAATAATCTCAATATCTCTAATCACCATTATTACATTATTAACCTTATAACGCCTAAATGACTATTATTAAAGAATATTCTAGTTATACAATTGGTTCTAAGCTGTTTTATTTTTAAAGAGGTGTTTAGGCATGCTTCAATAATGCAGTGTGTTACAGAGAGTCCTTTATTACTTAACCTACCAACCGTCCGCCAGTATAAAGAGTAAACAACTATTATTAAAGGCAATTCTGGAATGATGCGGCATTCTATAAAAATATATTAATTATTATTTATTTGTTTTCGGCATGGCGTGCCAATGTGGCATAATCATACAACGGCCTGTCAAAATGGGATTTAGTCATAAGACTATGTGTATTATGTGTTTAAGCTCATTCGGCCCTGTTTAGTGTGTCATTGTGGCACTTGGAGTAAAACGTTTATAATTGGAGTAATATGTTTAAATACCTATCATATCAGTACTTAACGTTTATTTAATGGTTTGGCATGGCCATTGCTTATATATAAACCATAAGAAATTACTATTTTACTATTTACTGAAGGGATTAAGACAATGGAAACACGAACAAAGAATATATTTTTAAACACCAGTGAAGTTTATAGCATGGGTTTGGATGCACAACCAGAAACCGACTTTGTTGAATTCTATGTTGAAGGCGTATACATTGCAAAGGTAAACGTCAATGAGCTATCACCAGACGCAATGAATGAACTCGGTATTTCTACTACACCATTTATCAAGTAAGCCTATTTTACTATTTACTGAAAGGCAATACAATGAATAACAACAACCTTGATTACTGTAGCAAAGAAGTACAAACCGAAATTAACAACGTTCTTAATAATTCGACTGTAAGTTTTATGACAAAGAGTATTATTAGAGACGGATTAAAGAAAGATTGTCTTGATGCTGCTAATTACGTACAACTTGCAGCCGACGTGTTAAAACAGGTAAGAGATAATATTTTAAATAAATAAATTATTTTACTAAAGTTTCCTTAAACAGTACCGATAATAACAGTATGAATAAAGCAAACACTAAAATTTACTGGAGCATTAAAAACAGGATAGGCTATACCATTCTTACTGGTGATACCGTCAAGCGTAAAGAGCTTGAACAAGAGCTTGAAACCTTATTAGAGAAAGCAGGCAAGTAATGCAGAAGGAAACAAAGGATATAAACTGGAGTAAGGCGTACAGTAGATTTAAACAAAGAATTGAGATACTCAAACAGCTTAACGAATACATTATTATCAAGAATGATGACAATAATTACTCAACAGGTGATATTATTAACTGTAAAGCATAACCTTATTTAGAAAGCAGGCACATTATGGATATCAAAACAGTCTATGCAGCAAATAACACATATTTTGGCGGTAACAACAAGGATTTTTTCGGTGATATTGACTATAGTACTATCACAAGTCCTAAAGGCGTGAGCTATTTTGTTAATTATACAAACATGTGGTCTGATATGTTAGGTGGTAAGAAAGAGGCTGTTTATAGACTATCTTCATTAAATCAAACAAGTGGCAAGATAGTTGAATTATTGATTTATACATTCAAAACAATGGAAGAAGTTGAACTATACTTATCTGACAAATAACCACTAACTTAATTGAAAGGCAATGCAATGAAAAACTTAAGAGAAGAGGTAGAACAAATCATTTATAGTGAATTGTGGAAATTGGATGAAATACAGTCAGAACAGACATTAATTGATTTAAAGAAAGCAATTAGAAGACAAATATTTAATGCAATGGGAGTAACTAAAGAGTTTGCAAATGCGGATACAGACAAATTTAAAAAATTAATCGAATTCGGCACAGGATAATTCAACTTTAATTTAATTGAAAGGCTATACAATGGATAAATACACTAGAGATTGTACACAAGCATATAAAGAGACTGTAAAGGCAATGAAACCTTTAATGAGTAAGGAAGTGACATTTTTAACAGACAAAGAGTGGGAACAACTTGAAAAACAATTCGAACTAGATAACCCAGTTAAACAACTTGCATTCCAGAAAGAGAACAGGCATAAACTAGGTAAGATAGCGCATTTTAGTACAATGCCTTATGACACCTGCATTCAAAAATGTGAATATTGTTATTCTATCAAATCGGTTAACCAGTACCCTAACGTAAAAACTAACTACACTCATAACCAGACACAACTTGACAAAGGCGTAAGGCTTCCGGACGTGCCAAAGAGTAGGGATATTGTAAGAATGTATGTTTCAGGTGATTTTCAAAGCGTTTATGTCATTTCTGAATGGATACGACTTGCAAAGGAAAACAAGAATGTTACATTTTATGGTTATACAAAACAATGGAAATCAAAAGTTGACGGTTTTTTACCTATGTTGAATATATTAAAGTCAATGCCTAACGTTGTTTTGCGTGCCTCTGTTGACGATACAATCGGGCATGACGTGCCGAATGGTTGGGTAAGAGCTGGTATACTTGAACAGGGCAAGCCAAAGGGTAAACATTTTATTTGTAAGTCGAATAAATCAAACGGTTTAAAGTGTGACACCTGTAAAATATGTTTTGCGCTTAAGCATAAGGACAAAGAAATCTATTTCCCGGCCCACTGAATGCCCTGTGGGACGTTTAGAATTGACTTAAGGTGTCTAGACATACCCTTGATACATTCAAAGCATAGCGTGTATCAGGATGTAAGCCTATTTACTATTCAAACACATAGAAGGGAGCGAAAAATGCATAGTTTTGATTATCGTGTTGTAATTAGTCCGGATAACAAAGAGGATGCCAAAAAGATTCTTGAGATACTAGGCTCTAAGGCTGCACTATTTGCGAGCTGGTCATGGGACGGTACAATGATTGAGGTTGATGGTTTTAGTGACTTCGACAGATTAGGGACTGATAAAGATTACGCACATGATAAGATAGTACAAGCTAAAGAAACCGGTTAATTCAAACACATAGAAGGGAGCGAAAAACATGGAATACACTATATGCGGAATTCCAATACCACTTAATCAAGCCTTAAGGATAGCACAATCACAATACAATATAATACGAGACTTTCCAACAGGTAACAGGGCACAAGATTCAATTGATTTACACGACGCAAGGGAAAGATTAGTACAAGTGCAATCTGATATATTAGAAAACCAGACAGAAGGGAGCGAAGGACATTGAAAAAACCTGAATTGTATTACCTGCAAAAATCCGGAGATTGCATAATTGTATACCTCACGAATAGGAAGTTTGGCAGGCAAGGCGTTGTGTTTAAAGATGGTACAAAGAGGCTTGAATATACACCTTACAAAATACCCGTATACGTTGAACAGAAGGCAAGGCAAATATTATTATTTGGTGATAGCTTTGCACCGTTTGAAGAATTTAAAACAGATACAGAAGGGAGCGAAAAATGCAAGTAATAGTAAGACAATTTGGTCACAGGTGTGATGGTTTCATCGGTGAAGCAGTGCCAGAATATGAGGGTGAAGATCTTCGGCAAGAATTCAAGGATGTGCGAAGGGTAACATTTCCACCGAGTCAATCACATTGTATCAAGAGTATTACCATTAACAAGAAATATTGTATAACACTTTAGAAGGGAGCGAAAAATGCATACTGGATTTGGTCGGTCGAAAGGGGTGGCGGTTGCATACTTAAGGGATTTAATAAAACCTACAAACCTGATGAAGATAAGAAAATACGTAGAAAGTAATCCTGAAGTGACTATCACATGTGCTATTATGGAGCAAATTATAGAAGGGAGCGAAGAGCATTGAGAAAATTAGTTCTTGTAAGATTGGATGGACTTGTTAAAATACACAAAGGCTTTAAAGGTAGTTGTAGCAGGTGGAGAGATTGTTTCTGGCATGACACACATGTAAAAGATGTTGCATACAGAGGCTTGAGTGATATTGATTTATTGACATTCTTTGAGTTTATTATTTACAGACATTTTAAACAGATGTAGAAGGGAGCAGAGATGAAAAACAACAATGAGAGATTAATTGCACTGACTGGCAAACGCAACCACTCTTTAGATGATATTGATTTTATTAATGACGTATTCCACAAGGCATACCGCAAAAAGAGTAACCAGCTAAAGAGGGTAGCAGCGCAAGCAAAGTTAAGGATTTATAATTGAGTATAGTTTATAGAAGGGAGCAGCACATGCAGATTGAAAGACGGGAAATGTCTTCAACTAAACACGACAGCATCAGAGGTGTTATGACTGAGTGCAGGACAACAGAAGGCGGTATATTTAAGAGTGTATACTATGAGGTCAGAGTTACAGTGGGGAGCAGGCAAGTATACATCAGTAAACATGAAGACGTGAACAACGGATGGAAGGACGTTGACAGGCTACGTAAATATTTATTAATAGGCAGGTGTCACGCATGAAATATTTATTTTGTTTTTTTCTTGCAAACGTTGGAGTTTTAGTTTATCGTCTGTCATACATTAAATTTGTTGGTTAAACACATAGAAGGGAGCGGAAAATTGAACAAGGGTAAAATAGTAGAGTAACCACTTGAGGGTACTGCTCCACTGCTCCAAGGGTGGGTGGGTGATAGGCAGTACCTGAAAGTAGTTATTCTAATTTATAGAAGGGAGTCACAATTGGATATAGTATGTGCTATTGGAGTGATACTTTGTTTAGCGGTGGCAGCAGTAGCGGGAACCTTATTATTTTTTTATTTAGATGAAAATTTATTCAGGAGGCAGAACTAATGGAAGCAAAGAAAACCGTACCACAGGTAACATGCTCAGATTGCGGCAAAGGGATGAAGACTCATACTTTAATGAAGTCGGCTAATATTGGCCTGTTCAGGTGTAAGGAGTGTCAGCGTACCTACAATGATAATTTGTACCTTGACAATGGATCAGAGAGTGTTATACGTGAAGATGCTGATAGAGAGAAGAGGTTCGCTGTTGATTTACATAACACAGAGTCTGAGCTTGACAGATTACTGGAGGATTATTAACTATGAGGTTTATTGCAATCTGGATAATAATATTACTAGTCGCATCTTTTGTTTACGCAGGTATACTTCATCCGTACAAGCTACCAAAACGAGTGCTTGTCGACGATGTACCGTGTATAACATTTGATGATGATCCTTATCTTAAGCAGACAAAGTTCTCTGGAGTAGAGAGAAAGAATATATCATTCATAGCCACTGAAAAATGCGAACGGCAGAAAGGAGAGTAGTATTATGCATGCAGATGCAGATGGTAACAGAATTGTGTTGGGTGATTTTGTTGGGTTTAAGTCAGACACTGAACAAGAGGGAGAGGTGATTGCATTACTCCCACATGGCAAGCTAGAGTTGTATGATGAAGACGGTTTTAGTGGTTCGTATCTCAGGTATGCAAAGAAGACTATTGTAGATTCAGAAAGGGTATGGGTGATATGACAAAAACAATTAAAGATCATGAGAAGAGTGGCATCTTCTGTCCATGGACTAATAAGCATGGTCAGTGTGTTAGCTGTATGGCAATGATAGAAGTAGGGATTAATGAGAAGTTGTACAAGTGCGGGATATTATATCCTCCAGAAAAAGATTGACAGGTATTACCAATATGTTATAATAGTGTTTTATTAGTTGTTAACTTTAGCAAGGAGAGCAAGATGGCAGAGAAGAAACCGTGGGAACCGAAGTATAGTAACAAAATAGAGTATTCAGATTTTAAGACAGATTATGGGACACATCACATGTTGCACATCCCATTGAATGTTAATCCTGATACCGGTTTTGGTAAGATGAAAGGTTATGGACTGTCTCAGTTACGTGCTTTGATGAAACCAGAGAACCTGATAGCAATTCGCAAGCACATGGAAGAGTATCCGGAAGAAGGAACAACTCAGGTCAAGGTTGATGATCATGTTGGCAAAGAGTGGGATAATGACTGAGATAACCGAGGCATTACTAGAAATGTATGAGAAGCATAAAGCACACCTGAAGAAGATGGTCGAAAAGCATGAGTTCTTGGAGTCTGAATCAATTGGGGTAAATGCCCACAGGGAAGTAAGAGACGCATATGCAAATGCATTAGACAATATTACAACCTTATTCGGAGAGAGCGGTGATTAAACCAGAAGATGTTATCCAGTTTGCCACTGCAATTGCCAGATTTAAGAGTCACCTTGAGAGTCAGGTGAAGACATACAACCATTTGGCTGTTAAGTTGGGTGGTGACTACAAGCTCTCAGCAAAACATTACAGTAATGAGCTAGAGGAGTTTAATCTTATTCTGGGAGAAATAGAGTGACTGAGAAAGAGAAAGAGGTCAAGGAAGAGGAAGGGAAAGCAGAATGCGGATGTGACGAGGAAGATGTAAGTAGCCACTGGTGCGAGTGTTGTCAGGTAATGACGACAAAATGCCACCACAATCCATACGGAACATGTCAGTGCTCCTAGAAAGGACACAAGCAATGGTGAGTAACATAAAGGTGACAGTGAGGAAAGATTTTGTGGAGAAAGAGGTAACAGTCGGGTCCAGAGTCATATATATGGAGCTAGGTTATCGTAATTTCATAACAGGTATTATTACTCATATGTCAGACAAGAAGTGTACCATCCTGAATGAGAAGGGCAGGAAGAATGTCCAGTTCTATCATCAGTTGATAAGAGCAGGTTACGGATAATAATCTTGACAATTGGTAAGACCATATGATAGACTGTAGAACTTTGACGCATCAACTAAAGACCGAGATTAACACTTTACCTAAGGAGTGCAGCAGCCATGCCGTATAATCTTTTTGTAAATAACCTATTCTATTTCTTAGAGTAGTCCTGACACTTATGTTGAAAGAGAGGTGTATCATGAGGTAGAAATCATGCTGGCGAGCTACGCATGAGCGATTGTATATAACATATGAACTTATCAAAAACCGGGTCTTCGTGCTCTTCTGCGGAGGTTCGGTTTTTTATTCAACCAGAAGAGATAATAGAATGGAGTCACTATGGCAGACGTAATCAGGGAAGGCATCGAGCAGAGCTTAGAGCTATTTGTAAGTGCCGTTGAAAGAACAAGCAATCTTGACATTGTGTGGGAGGGTACTGACGTGGACGGTAAGGATATCTTGGTAGTTGCAAACAACAAAATTGCCAATGATATTGAGGGTCACGAAAGTGCTGTAGACTTATCTGAGATTTTCGCAGTGGTTAAAGATTGCCGTGGTGCTCAAGGGTTTATCGATGTTATCAATGGAGACAGAGGTGCTATTGTCTGTCAAGGCGTGACTCGTATCGTGGGTTATTACTCAAGAACTCATAACTGGAACAAATCCAAGATTGGTGAGTTGAGAGACAGGCAGAAAGGCAGTTATGGCCAGTCAGGATACAAGACCGAGCATCAGAAAGCAGCACTCAAAGCAGTAAACGCACTGTAACAGATGCTGTGTTACGCCCTCTCTTCCGTCAACCTCCACAGAGTGATTGGCAGGAGAGAGGGTTTTTTTATGTAGACACTTTGTCCTGATCAGTGTCCAGAAACCATTCCAAGTCTTTACCGAGTATCTTACCGATCCTTTCCAATGTTTTAATCGATACCCTTTCCTTCTTTCGCTCAATGTAATTCATACGCACCGCAGACATTCCAAGTTCCCTTGCGAGCCCTACCTGAGATATACCCTTGACAACCTGAACATGTTCTGCACGTGCCTGTCTAATACGATCCGCTATCCCGTCATAGATACCCTTGTCAAGAACAAAGTCGTCCAGATCCTTCTTGGTTATGCGTATTAACCTGCTTCCTGACTTCCCGGTAACTTTGTAGTACGGTATTCTTCTTTGCTTAAATAGCTGAAGCTTTAGCTCATCCTTCTTCATGCCAAGGTAGTCTGCAGCTAATCCAATAGTGAAACATTCAACCGGATTGCCACTGCTGTCTATCACTACTTGTATTTTCCTTATTGCCAACCGTCCACTCTCTTCCTAAGCTCTCGCAACTTCTTTATTTTAAGGCCGGTCACTAATTCATCTCCTACCAGCTTTCTTAGTTGATTACACATGATCTCAACGTCTGCCACTTCCTCAGCTAGATCCACACTAAGGCATTTGCCCTCATTCCAGTGGTGCATTGCAACCAATAACTCACCTAATTCTTCACTTGCCTTGGCTATCTGACTCTTTACTCCCCAAACAACTAATGCCTCTTCGTATATGTTCACATCATGTCTCCCTTGAAAAAATTATTTAGCATATGGATGTCCACATCCTTCTTCATGAGAAGTCTCACTTATACCACTGCTTGTTATTTTACCACAAAGCTTACACTCAAACATGAACATGTTTCCATCTCTCCACTTAATACCAAGTGGCCCCTCATCCAGATCCACCCTCTTATCTTTAGCAGGAGAAAAATCAAACGCCAGTTGTGTCATTTCTAAGCCCTCCAAATGCCAAGGACATGTCTAGACACCACTTTGGCACCTTAGACACGCCCACGGTTAAATAAAGCCTACTCTACCCCATGTATTTAGTCTCTGTGTAGACGATAGGAGCGTCGGTAGTGTATCTTCCGGAATTAATCTGGTAATATAGGTCTGCCCGTCCAACTTTGCCTATCTCTCTGAATCTGACCTTCTGGATATGTATTTCTACTGCCTTTGCGTCATCAGCTAAGTTACGATACACTGCGATACAATTATCTGCTTTGTTACGGAAATTGGCAGAACCTGCGATGTCATAAGGGGTTGGGCACATATACTTACCGTCTTTGTCCTTCATCATCTTAGTCGGATGTGCAATAACCCATACGTGAACCTTGTAAGTCCTTGCAAATCTACGGATCTTAGCCAGTGCTATTGAAATATAGTCAGTCTCGGTCATTCCTGCAGGACGTGTGTGGTCAACTTCATTCCATGGATCAATACTTAAGCCACTGATACCCTGACGTGTGACACAAATCTTGGCCTTGGCAAGTATGCTGTCAATTGAGAGCTCATTATCTTCAGGTGCAAGGAATATAAAGCGTTCTTCAACAAAGTCCTTGGCTGATTCAAATTCCTTCTCATTCATGTAGTCCGTATAACTCTTGCTGAATGGCTTACCGATGAATTTCTGAGCTAATTTACTGCAATGTAATTCAATCGGATGATTCTCCGGAGAGAACATAGCAAATCTCCATTCCTTCTCCATTGCAATATTCACCATCAAGGCATCGATAAACTCAGATTTACCATGAGATGGAATACCTGTGACTACCGTAACCTCGCCCGGACGAACACTATACAACTCATTGAGGTTTGACCATCCTGTCAAAGTTCCACCTTCACGTCCATCGTTGTGATACAGATCGTTAAGTAATTCTCTCACATCATCTATGGTGAATATCCCGGATACTGGCACTGGTTTTGCACCATCAATTGCGCTCACACATTCATATAAGTCCTTCTTCAGTGCATCGTTAGCATCTTTGCAGCCCTCTGGCCATGTTGCGATGAAGCATTTCTCAGGCCCAAGCCTTCTTACCAGTTCCTGTTCAAGTAGTTTACCTGCGGGATCTTCATCAACTGCGATGATAAACTTCTCAACGTGCTTCAGTTCTTCCAGACAATTCTCAATGTAGCTGAATTTAGATGCATAATTCTTAGACTTCACATCAGGAGCTCCGTCCGGTACCGATATAACGTTTTTGTATGATGCCTCTTCAAGTGCAAGCTTGTCAAATTCTCCTTCGACAACAATCACTTCCCTCATGTGTTCGATATCATCCAAGCCATAGAATATTTTATCAGCACCTGCTTCCTGTCTGAACTTCTTGTCACGTGATCTGTATTTGGCATTTACGATCTTGCCTTCCCGGAAGAATGGGAATATTATCTCTCTGTTATTCGCAGTGACCTTATTCCTCTTCAGTACTTCCATACCGATGCCCCTTGCCTTGAAGAGTATCTTAGCCCATTCAGGCATGTCACCTTCTGGCAGTATAACTGTCGGCTTAATCCTTGGTGCGACGTATGGAAGCTTACCATCGTTGTCAATGTACCCTTGGTGATCGCAGTGAGGGTGGTGACACTTGTAGGCTCCCGTCTCGGTGTTAATCGATAGACATTTGGTGTTCTGGTTCTTCCTTGATCTTAAGTGGCTACATTTTGGACACAATTCTAATCTCTGGGTCATCTTAGCTCCTTTCTAAAATACAGCACCGTTCACAGTGCCAAGTCGTGGATTATTCTGAATATTACTCTGAGCATTACCATTCCATGTAACCAGTGTCGATTTCCAGCTTGTCATCGGTTTACCTTTATTGTTCGACCAAGGAGGATTTTCATTCTCATACTTATCAAAGAAAGTACGTGCATTTACCTGATAACCTTTCTCTTTAATATATGAGCTAACATCTAGGTAAGTTGGAGGTATCATAGGCTCAATCTTTTTACGCACAGTCTTCTTCTTATCTACTCTACTCTTATCTACTCTTATCTTAGTAACAGATTTTGTCGTAAGTCCTTGCTCTGGTTGACATTTTGTTTTCTGCTCATGTTCTGCTTCTATCCTGCTGTTGTTCTGCTGTTGTTCTGCTTCTGACCTGATCTCGATGAGCTTCGACTCTGCTAGTTGTCTGATCGTGGATGTTAAGCATCTGGTTTTAAGCTCAAATCCCTGAGTTTTTAAGTACTCATTATCCAGAGGAACTGCCTTTTTTGTTGTGATTTGTAGTCTGATAAAATTGATAAATCTCATCTGGTCTATCTCACATAGGCGGGTCCAACCATGGTCATTATAACAGCTAAGATTGAACTTTATCCACTTGGTAGTTCTGTCTCTGTACCCATTATTATGCTTGTCAATATTAATTACGTGCAAGTATTCCATTAGTCTCCTATTCCTTGTATACGACTTTATTTGTTATTCGAGTACTATGTCCATCATTTCTAATGTTATCGAATTCCCTGTTCTTCTCTCTGGCTTCCTTACACTTCGGACATATACGATTATGATCACCATCAGACTTGAAGTAATGCTCTCCAAGGGCATCGTCAGCGGAAAGCACACCTAAGCACCTACGCATTATACCATCGCTTGTAGGCTCTTTCAGTGCGGGATACCATGTAAGGTCAATGGCCTCTTCAATTAACTCTTCCTCGGTTTTCTCTACCGGATTGTCTTTGCGGCCTCTCTTCCAGTCAAACTCCACCTTTCTTTGGTTTTTTACTTGACACAACGTCCTGTGGTCGACAAATAAATACCGGATATCCTTTGGCCTGTTGCATATCTCCTGATTGGCGTTCGCCTTATAGATCATCACATCGCCACATATCTTACACTGTCGGCCCTCAGTATTCTTTGCCTGATTATTAGTTTTCAGTCTAACTGATCTATCTAACTGGCATCGAGATTGCGTCTTGGTTACTTTAGGCTGACCGCATACAGTTTCATTCTTGTTATAATGCACCCTTAGCTGATTACCACATTCAGTGCAGTATCTAGGCTCCCTTGGTATCACTTCATGCGTTCTCATCGCTCCTCCTGTATTTTTTTGTTAGAGTTGGTGTCTAAGGAAGAATCTTTAGAGTTAATTTCTAAGGAATAATCTTTGTATAGTGCCATAAATCGTTTTTCAAGGCTGAGGAAACAAACCACTGCCTGTCGTTCATTGGCAAATAAGTCTGAGAATTTAACTTTGTCGTATAACACTGGTAACCTTCCCTCCAAACATATGACATACTTTAAAAATAGAATAATTATCTAGACATGCCATCTCTTCCCTTACATACCATTCCGGAGAATATCCGTAGTCAACAAGATGCATGTTCTGGTTGTTATAATCAAATGCTTGTTGCTTATTCATCCCGGCCATTGAAACCAAGAGATCACGGTATGTCTTGTGCCACTCTGGTTTGGTCAATTTGATCTCCTGTATATCACAAGGTCTCCCACCCTCTTAACCATAGAGTATTCTACGATCTTAATATTAGGAGGATTCCCACAGCCCTTGATAATTTTCATTGGCTCTGCTCCCTCTGGATAGGTACGGCTAAACTTTTTTAGGAACTCCATTAATACCTCCCGCATAAATCAACGGCAAGTCTCCAGCCTTCATCCGTTGGCTTAAACCTTGCAATCGGAGAACAAGTGGTATCTTCGAAATGTGGGTCAAGAACAGCTCTTGGTTTATACTGACCTTTATATACCATTATCTTTACTCCTTCAAAATTATTACAATCGTGATATCTTACTTTTAATACATAAGCATTATCTAACTGCACTTTAGTTATCATTGTCCACCGTGATGGAGATGGATTAGGTGCGGGTGCTGTATAGTTTGTTGAGCAAGACTTAAACGGTGAACATCCCATATCAATATGCCCTCCACATCTGCTTGTCACCCTCTTTGTGCTTGAATAGAGTAGCAAGATTCCCATTGACTACCACCATGACATAACCTTGAGCTAAGAAGTATTCGGTAGGACGGAATTGATGCCTGATAAGTGATTTGACTTTGTACTCAGGATCTGGTTCGAATGGTTTTGCGTCATCCAGCATGTAGATTAATTTGGTGAGTGTTTTGTTCCAAGGGCCTGTGAAGTTTGTGAATTTTCTGTACTTCTCTTGTGCGTGTTTAGATACGTAAACTGCATTCTGTTCTGTCATGACATCTCCTTTAGTTACCTTGTTTAAGAATATAAAAATAGGGAAGATGGTGCGCCTTTGACGAGGTAAAAAAACAAAACAGGCAAAGACAAGCAAGTAAGTCCTATCTTCACTCTATATTTGAAAACCCTCTAACACCACCTTCCCTACCGTATATGAAGAGGAAGACGGATGGTATTCACTCACACCCTCTCTTACCTCAACACACTACACGCTATACAAAGTAACAGAAATACCGGGATGTCTCCTGTATAATTTCATGCACTCTGTATAACCTATTATCTTACTATCATCTGTATAGACAATCTTGTTCATTGCATCTTCAATACCCTTGATATAATTACTCAAGTCAGGCTTCACTTCCGGGTATTCCCTCTTGACCGTTTTCGGCTTCACGATATATATCTTACAAGATAATATCATAGGTTCGTCAAGAATATCAGAAGGTGGGTTCAATGTCAACATATTAATAATATTTTGTTTGAACGCCTTAGAACGAATAGGATCATAGACAGTAGCGAATGGCTTGCTACCATCTTTCTTCGATATCACTCTTACCCTTGGACGTTCCTGAGCATGTGGTATTATATCAAATTCCCTAGCAAACAATATCTTCAACCTACCACCTTCTTAAACTCTTTCTCGCAGTGATCGATAACCATCGTGCAGTCAGTATAAGGCACACCGTCAATATCCACATATCCCATACCTGCAAGTAACTCAGGTACCATCTGGTCAAGGGCGAACGCATTCTTCGGGTCAACCTTTTCGATTAAAGCAAATATTTCTTTCCGGAAATCGTTCTCTGCCAATGTCTCTGCAGGTTTTTCAAGAGTCGGTAGAGGAGGTAAATCCTCTTCCTTCTTTGTCAACTTATCCAGAAGATCATTCTTGTTTGAATCTGTTATCTGCTCCAATGGTGTAACCTGAGCTTCCTTCAAATTCATGTCAGTGTATTCATCATGCTCTGCGGCACTTGCTAATTCTGCGGCAAATGGTAAGAACTTACAAAGCTTCTTGGTCGCAGTCTTTCTCCACATCTCTTCTTCCCACTTAGTCCATGGAGAGTACTTACTGTTTGCACCCATACTACTATTCCTGATCTTGTCGATATCAGTCTTTGTCATTACCTCAAAGTGATGCCCACCATCCTTAAACTTAGCGACAGCATATGCAAATTTAAGTTTACCACGTGGACCTGTAGCTGGCCGATGAACAAGTTTTTCGTCAAGACCGTATTCATACTCAAAGAAATCCTTCTCATACACAGGCTGCGCAGACAGAGACTTAATAAAGCCACTCCTACGTGCAAGTGTTATCAAGCCCTTATAGCCGATCTGGAACTGAGCTTCGAACACTCTCTTCTTCTTGTCTTCGTAAGGAATGATGTATGCCTGACCAGTAATGCCATCAGGCTCCAGACCAAGAGACGCAGACTTTTTAACACAATCAATCAGTGACTCAAAGGTACACTTCTCTAGATCCGGATTACCCTTGAAGCTATTGAGCACAACACTGATCAACCTCTTAGAGCTAATCGAGTTTGTACATGCCTGTGCTATCTCGTTCTGCTTCTCCATCAGGAACTGCTTTACATCCCGCTTCTTTGTTATTTCATTCTTGGTCGAACTGGTCAAAGTCATCCTCCTCTTCTAAAGCGTTTTCTAGTAATAAATTCTTGTACCACTCAGGGAAACCTGCTATCACAGATTTTCCCAATCGCTTCCAAGCCCACTTAAACAAATCGTTCATGATGTCTGCACCACACTCTTCCAAGATATCTCTCCTTACCTCTTCAATCAGGATACCGATATCTTTTGGCTCATCTATAAGAAGGCCCTCTTCCCTCAAGTGCTGTACTGCTTTTGCAAATCGTGCTTCACTGTGATACTTCGCTCCAAGGACACCTAGTATATCCAGACCTGAAGGATTCTTCTCTTTGTAGTCCTTGTTATGAATCTCTTTGAACTTCGGAGATACATACTTTGCCATCAGTATCTTGCCATCGTTCCCGAAACGATCATAATTCTTAGCAACAACTCCCTCTATCTTCTGGCCACCAAGAATAGAATCACGTTCAAGGAACTGGACGAATGAGTCTGCATCCACAATCTTACCGCAGTATATCAGAGGTACGCACTCCAACCCAATATAACTAGACTCGGCTTCCATCTCTTTGTGACCCAAGTAGTCCTCATGCCCTCTTGCAATGTCAAAGATGATAAGATTTCTATCAGGCACCCTGTCATATGCCAGCACGTTATGCTTTGGCTTCTGCAGGTACTCTGCGCGATAGGTATATCCATCAGTCAGCATGTCTGCTATCTCCCTCACAGTCTCAACAGCCTTACGAAACATACCAAGATCAGACACACCTGCATCCATATTAATATGCTGGTTCTTAGACTTGCACTTGATAACACCTTTAAAGATCCCAAATGAGAATTGCGAACCGTCGATCTTTTCTGTTATGGAAACTTCATCTAAAAAGATGTCTCTTAGGTAGCGATGCCCTACCGCCAGTGATTTGGGGTAGGCATGCCATGAAGTAGTAATGTCAATAGTTCCTTCTGTCATAGCTTATTTTTTCTCCTTTGGGAAATAAGTTCGCAGAGATTTATTACCATTCTCATAGGTATATTTCTCAGCCAAATCCGGATGGTCTTTGCACAGTCCCTTGGTATTAACATAGGACTTCTTCTCCCACTTAAAACTGACTTTCCCGGTAGTTAATTGAACCTTATTCCTGTCTTGCATATGAGTCATAATAGTTCTCTTTGATTTATCTACCAGTGCTTCTGCACGTTTAGCCAGTGCGAGGTTGTCTTTGTGCTCAATCAGCGCAAGCTCAAACTCAGGTTCATCAATCTCTTCGTAATCTGAGTTTTTAATGAACTCGAAATCAACTTCATTCCATTCATTCTTCCAACAGTGCAATCTCCATTCACACATCTTGCATCTACTGTCACCGTATGGTAAACGATCTGGAGAGACATCAAGTTCTGGGTTTTTACGGGTAGCTACTATCAAGTCCCAAAATTTATTCTCTGCCTCTATGATCTTGTTGATAAGAGCATCGTCTCTCTCTACCCTAACGATCTCCATCTCCCATGCGTCAGCACAGAATATAGCATACTCCATTGCCGGGGCATCAGTAACATACATGTAATGCTGACCTTGAAGTATATATGCATCAGGGATGCCTTCTCTCTTGATACGGTAGTATGATTCCCGTCCCGGACACTTTACTTCCAATATACAACCAAGTACTTCTGCGAGTGTAACTTTACCATCAACATTGGCCAGCATATGGGGATATATTTTACTCTTGAAGTGCTCATCAGTTCTCTCAACTTCATTCCCGGATTTTTCTTCATAAAACTGAACAGCTAATTCTTCCAGAGCATTACCTCTGTCCATGGCGGGGTTACTGTTATCAAAATCTGGCTTCACCCCTGTTTTATCATGGAACAGTTTGAGCTTACAACCATATGGCTCTAGTCCGAAGACGCTGGAGACATCACTGCCTCCAACGCCTTTACGTCTTGCTACTTTTTGTTCTTCGGTCAGCAAAATAATCTCCCTTACTTAGTGTTAGAAAGTGATATAGTTCCGTGGTAATCAGAAAAGCGATTAACATCAAATGTTCCTCTACCTAAAGACTCTCCAACGGATACGGCATCTTCGCTTATCTCACACACTACCACCCCTTCTTTCGCGTTAGTAAACAATGCGACTACGTTTTCATTGATCATTAACTTAGGGAAAGGCAAGGCCGTATTATGCTCATTTTTCATCGTTCCAATCATCTTTGTCTCCTTAAAGTTTCTCTGATTTCAGAGATGTCTGTATTTCTTATCAGTGCTCCATCTCTGTATACTAATTCTAATGAGCAGTTTTTGACATGATCCCACGTTGCCTGATCTTGCATATGGAAATTACCATCCTGAGACATGTAAACTGCAGTCAGCCCTTTGGCACTATTCTTCGTTCCATCGTCCGTTTTCGGCTTCTTATATATCTCAACAGGCTTGCCATCGATCTCTGCATAAGTAGCCTTTACTGCAAATCCAAATACATCTCTGGTCGTGTAAGTGTAGGTGTAAGAACCTATCCCAAAAACCACATTAGTGCTTGCGAAACCTTTGTCAGATAGTCTGGAACATATGTCTCTACATCTATCCAAAGTAATACTGTCTCCGTAAATAAGTCCGATATGACTGTCAAGTTGTTTGTATCCTTTCTCGGTTGTTGTACCGCCAAAAGTTTCCCATAATAACTCTACCGCACCCTTCTGCTCTGGTGTAAGATTGACAACTTCACAGCCACTTACATGACTCTCTTCCATGTAGTAGTATTGTTTGTCATGCCTATTCCACTCCATCGCTACTTCGATCTTGTAAATTAAACCATTAAACCTAAAAAGCCCGAACTCTTCAAATGTCCCACACTCTCCATGCGGTGTATCTTCGTTGACCTTGTCAGTGATATCATCTTTAGCCCAAAGCTTTAACTCTCCTAGGCTAGAAACCTCATCTCCGTAATCTACAATCTTTGCTGTACCGCAAATTATATCAGCAGGGTCACCTGAATCTGGCCTGATAATTACTTTGCCATCCCTTGCCATGATAATATCCTTTAATCTCGGAAGGATCTCCGTGAGTACCTTGAAGAAGTCCCACGTATCACATACTATACTTATAGGGCCTGTTGGGTATGTCTCTGTTATCAATCTCTTGATAGTATCGTATTCATCATCACCATCACCACCAAGACACATGACACTATGTTCGGTTGCAGGTACTGAGCATCCGATTAACTCATCATCTACCTCATTATCGCCAGACCACACCTTGTAGTACTTCTCAATAAAGTCAACTGCACCTACTGTATCGGTTCCTTTGAATGATAACAAATGCCCTGCTCCAGACATACAAGCCGCTTCGAATCCAAACATACCACGACAAGAAAAGTCATGTCCTTGGAAATCAATGAAAGCTTTATCGCCTCCAGTTTTCTCTGCGTATTGTTCCATTATACCTCTGTACTCATTCGCCATTGTAGCAGAAGTACACCCACCCCATACCGTGGTACTCATGATAGTTTCAAGGTAGTTTGTGAGCCATCCGAAATCAGGATTAGTATTCCACATCACCATCATCGGCACTCTCAGGTTAACCCTGCTACCCTCTGGCACTGCCCTGATCTCCAATGGTAAGTATCCCAAGTGGTGAAGTTCTTCGATGTGGTGAGCCTTCACCTTACCTGCTCCAAGGGCATTATCCATGCGGTCTTGAAACTCTAGGATAATTCCAGTCAAATCCTTGTCGAAGAAATTCCTCTGCCACTGGTCCATCAAGTACTCTTTGATGAAATACTGCAACATGAAAAATACTACCCTGTCTACCTCTTTCATCCTACTTGCCCTTGGTGTAAGGTTGCTGAACACTAACTCTGTATTGTCAGGGTACTGATACATATGCCCTGATTTGTAGAAATCAATTTGATGTAACGGTGATATCTCCACGGTCATCCCCTTTTCTATAAGTTTTGCGGTTAACTGCGGCCCAGATACACACGCCAGTACAGCCATAAGCCTCTCCAAGGTCCTTGTAAGTAAATCTACCACATGCATACAGGTCACGTATTTCCTCGGACTCCGCTATTGTAAACTTCTCAGTAGCTCTCCTTGAATTTGCACCACGTGTATGCCAAACACAGTTCTCCGGTTCATAGTCTTTGTTGGAGTCCAACCTGTCAATAGTAAGACTATCATCATACCCTGCTCTCAATGCCCATGCTAAGAAGTTTTCAAACTCCAGCCACTCCTTGCATACCGTGATACCCTTGCCACCGTAATACTTGTAATCCTTATTCTCTTTCCTGAAACATCTATATTTCATGTTTCTCCACACAAATCCGAGTTTCTTAACTGGAGCACTTCTTAGGTACTTCGACATATCTCCTCCTTCTCTAATGTTTAATAATCTAAATTAAAACGCTTGACATCTGTTGGTGCCATCCACCGCATACTGTTTGTCGTTCCGATTGTCTTGTAGCATTCTCTCAGCTTCTCCATACCCGCAGAAAATATGCCATGACTTACGAACAAGTGCTTTGCGCCAACATCTATCTGGTCAAGCTTCTCTGATAATGCAAGGAAAGTAGCTCCACCGTCACATATATCATCAACAACGACTGCTTCCATGCCATTGAGATTGTCAGGGATATCCATATATTGGACTTTCCCGTAGACACGTTTCTTATGACATATAACAAGTGTATCAAAAATTCCTGTATTGTCAAATAATTTCTGAGATTTTTTTAAGGCACCTGCATCTGGAACAATTAACGCCAACTTCTTACCCTTGACATTAAGGCATTTTACGAAATCTATGACCTCTATGTGATTGTTACGATTCTCCAGTCTCAGGTCCAGAATAGAAGATGCAACATCGCTATGAACGTCATACGTTATTACTTTATCAAGGGTATGGCTTAACATCCACGCTATAACCTTCAACGAGAAAGCCTCTCCGTAGTCACAGGCTCTGTCCTGCCTTGAGTATGGGAAGTATGGTATGAATAACTCGATGTATTTTACACCCTGTCTCTGGAGCGTATCAACCGCCATGAGTATGATCACGAGATGGTCACTGCTCCTGCACCTGCTATTAATTCTTACTGTGCTGGTACCAAGAGGTACTTCTGTCTTGATATACACTTCACCTGCAGGGTATTTTGAAGTCTTAAAGGGTATAGTTCTTCCATACTTTCCGAATCCTTCTGATAGATTTAAAGTCGCCTGTATCTTCACGGTTCTTATCCTTTCAGTACTGCTAAAGGTCGTAGCTGTATCATAGGAGATACTAAGTCCATCTGGTGATCCATTACCTCTTCGATGTCTTTGTATGCCCCTGTAGCCTCTTCTAGGTCGCTCTCAACACGGATAGAATGGATAATACCCTTGTCATTAAGGTTATCTATTTCGTCCTGTAGATTAAGTCTCTTACTCGCTTCTTTCCTTCCCATCTTTCTACCTGCTCCATGACTACATGAAGTGAATGACTCAGAATTCCCCTTGCCCTTGACAATATAGCTCATTGAGCCTTGTGATCCGGGAATGATTCCTGTTTCGCCAAGCTTTGCAGAAGTTGCACCTTTACGATGGACCATGACATTATTACCATAGTGGCTTTCCATACGTGCATAGTTATGAACCACGTCGATAACCGGGTCATGATCGTCTTTGATATCCAACAGGGTATAGAATGCACCGACAACCCTTGACATCATTTCCTTCCTGTTCAATCGCGCAAACTCAACGCAATAGTTCATCTCATCGATGTAGTTCTTGCCATCAACACTATCTATTGGAAGAAATGCCAGTTCATGTTTAATTGGTACCTTAGAGTGATACTCTTTGTTCTTGACAATAGCCACTTTGTTGTAATAATCAGCAACCTGTTTGCCTAAATTTCTAGAGCCACTGTGAATCATTATCCAGATATACCCATCAGAGCCCATCTGTATCTCTATGAAGTGGTTACCGCCACCAAGGGTACCTAGAGACTTCCTTGCGTTGATATTCTCTGTACCTGCAACCCTGTGCTGTAAAAACTGTGGTTCATGTGGCTTTGGCATCTTTGTTATTGGCTTTGCCTTATAGTGCTTCTTGAATCCGAATGGTATGTCTCTTCTGATTATGTTCATCAAATACTTGAGAGTCATTTCATCTGGAGCTTCCTTCAATGGCAGTCTTACTGCAGCCATACCACACCCTATATCAACACCAACAGCGTTCGGTACTATATACCCCTTGGTAGCTAATACTCCACCAATAGGCATACCGTAGCCCATGTGGGCATCTGGCATTAGTGCTATATGTTTGAATGTGAATGGTAGGTTTGATATGTTGATTGCCTGCCTGAATGTCTTCTCGTCTACGACAGGACACCATGATTTGATTGGTAAATTCTGCTCGGATGGTACTGGCGGTAATACTCTCATTATGAAACCCCTTTCATAAAATGGTCAGTGGGGGAGGATTCGAACCTCCGATCTCTCGCGTCCAAGGCGAGCGGTCTAACCAGACTGACCTACCCACTGATGTTAAAATTGGCAGAAGACAAGGGAATCGAACCCTCTAGGCTTTTACACCCCACAGTTTTCAAGACTGCTTGCCACCATTGGCGCATCTTCTGTAAGTCTATAATCATAACCCTTATAAATGTCGTGAAAATCAACACCATTCATGGTTATCGGTTTTAGTATAACAAGCACTTTCAGTTTGTCAAATGCTTTTTCAGATTTTTCTTTAGATGGATAAGTTCCCCATCTCTCCCACTTAAGCCAAGTATAGTATTTGTGTTGTATATAGTACATAATTTGGTAGCCTAGTTTTTACCGAGTTACATGGCCGTTCTCGCTTATGGCGGAAGATGGAGGATTTGAACCTCCGTAAGTGTAACCCTAGCCTCAGTTTAGCAAACTGGCACATTACCAAGCTCTGTCAATCTTCCAAGTATAGTTTTAATAACATGCAGAGAGACCCAGATGCGATTTCCGTTAGAGAAGTTTCTAAAATCTCCCTGCATGTAAAAGTTTGGTCATGCGAATATTGGATGGAGGTTTTTTATTTTGGTTCATGCAGAACCCCCAAATGAAAACTGCCATTATGGATGCCGTAGATGGTTATAAGCCACCTCCTCAAGAAATTCGAGTTCTGAAGGAAGGATATCCTTACGGCCTTGTTGTCTTGCAAGAGATCGGATACCAAAACAGAGCTTAAGTATTATGGCACCGTTTTATATAGCGTCCCCGCACCGCTTACGTATGGCTCCGAGAGCAGGGGTCGAACCTGCATTGACAAGCATCGTCACTGGTTAACAGCCAGTTGCATTACCAATTATGCTATCTCGAATTAATCTCTTCGTCCTGCTTCAAGTATCGGCATATTCGCCTCAGTCGGAATATATATGATCTTGTTATTCGTCTCACTCAGGCTGTCAATAAATAGGTACTGCAAATACCCTTCGTTATTCTTTAAACTGTCACCAATTATCTTATTGGCCTTCGCTACACCCTTTGCTCTTTCCACTTCAGCGTCTGCCAGTAATGTAGCTGATACTTTCTTTGCCTTCGCAGACTCAATGTTAATTTTCTTGGTCCACTCTGCTTCTCTCAATGTTGCCTGTCCTGCCAGATTCTGCTTGTACACCCTGTACTTCGGTAAACATGCCATGCTTGTTATGACAATGGCAAGAATCACTGCTATTAAAACACCAAGTACCCAACACCGCGACTTAAGTTCTTTGTCCAAAATAATCCCCTTATTCAAAACGTTAAACAAAAAATAAACTATTTTACCGGTACGATTTCAAGCATTTCTACAGGCCGACTGGTTTCACGTGGCGTATCATCGATATCTACCCACCCTAGTACTGCGCCAAACGGAGGAAATAGCCCAATTCCCCTTACTATCTCTGCCTTTACTGGTGACTTGAAGTCAAGCTTTGCGAACGCTACGCAGTTCATTATCCAGCCCGTACCCAAAAGGCAGACAACTATAAAGCCAAGCAACAAACTTGTACCGCATATCTTATCAAAAGTACCTATTCTCATCGAAACTCCTTGTTGAAACGTGGAGCGTGTAGCAGGAATCGAACCCGCAATTTGAGGTTGGAAGCCTCCGGTTTTCCCAATTAAACTATACACGCAAAATAAAATAATGGAGTGACCTGCCAGATGCTTATTACATGTTACATCCAAATAACCAACGCTTCGCCTTATCTTTCCTTGGTGTGCCATCCTTCTTCAATTCGATACCATAAAACTTTGGCTCAGGGTATCCTGTAAGTGGAACATTAACTCCTGTTTTCTCAACTACGATAGAGCCACTATGATCCTTGATAACATCGCCTACCCTAACCGTTGTGTTACTTGCCACAAACTGAATCCTCAACTTCTTACACTTGACTAAATAATCATCTCTGATCTCCTTCATTTGTGAATCGTATTCGGCTGTGTTCATAGCTTTCCTTGAAAAATAAATGCCCGAGGTAGGAGTCGAACCTACAGATTACGGATTTTAAGTCCGCTGCCTATGCCGTTCGGCTACTCAGGCTTAAAGTTAAAGTTGGGGTGAGAACCCTGACAGTTCCCACTCCCATTCGGTATTGCCATGACCGAAACAGTGCTAATGTTTTGAAAGTCTATCAGAAGTGCATTACGATTGCAACAATAAAATATATTTATTTTTCAGTGTTGTAAGTGTTGATACGGTAGTATTTTAGAGTTTGGTCTTTTCGACAGCCATCTTCAACAGTTTATTCTTCATCACAGTTAAGCGGTCAATTTTTACACGTTTTTCCTGAGCAGACATATTCTTGTCCAATCGGGTTAACCTGACTCGCTTGGTGATAGCCGCTACATTCTTCTGGATTTTATTTGCAAGCTTTCTGAATCTCAGTTTATCCTTATGCTTACGTGCATAACTCAATGCCTTCTCGGTTTCACCTAAAGATCGGTAATTCCGAATGTCTGCATACGTCTGATTCATTTCTTTCAATCCTTCATAGAATACGCTAGAATATTTCGTGTTTCTCGATGGTGTCTCTCCAAGGAATGAGCCCACTAAGGAATAATCTTCTATCCTGAATGACGGCTTGTCGGGGAATCCACCTGCTTTTTGTGTTAGCATGTCAACTCCACCAAGAACCCAACCACCTAGCCAGCCTGTATAAGCTCCAACTAAATGTTCTATCTGCACAGGAGAAAGCTGTACTTTGTCCCATGGTATTTTGGAAAATCCTTGACTCAAGAGAATTGCTGTCTCAGAAGTCCAAGCTTTCCTGCGTTCTGTTGGTGATAAGTTTTCAACTTCAATCGTTCGGCAAACAGTGCTCCGTGTACCTTGTCATCTGTAATTTGCTCAAGTGTTCTCTCTGCTATTGTCCCTATAACCCCTATTTCAAACGGCTTTGGAAGCCTAAAGGTCTTGTCAGTACCGGGTATTTTGAACCACCAATAAGTATCTCTGTCCCATTCCTCTCTATCTTGAAAATCTGGGTCATCTTTATATGCTAAATACAATGCCATACTAGCCATTGCGACTCCACCTGATACGATGGCAAGCCTTGCTCCCTGCTCTTTGGTCATACTTCTACCAAGCTTACTCAAGCCTTGGATACGAGCGTTCATAAACGGTACAGTATCGATTAAGAATCTAATCGCTGGCCATGCACCATGCCTGTTGAAATCTAACAAATCTCTCGCTTCAAAGTTTGCCTCAAGGAATGCTCCTTCCTCACCTTTCTTTGCTTCTAGGGTTTGGGAGAATAATGCTGCCCTGTTAAGGTTCTCCAGCCTACTTCCAAAGTCATCCCATTTATCCTTACCCTTCAAAAGAGCGGTCTTGAATTTTCCCCATCCTGTAGGATTATCAAGGATACCCTCTTTACGCAGGTTTGAAGCTAAAGCTGCCTGTACCTTCTCCGGGTCAGTACCATACAAGTGGCCGAACTGAATATTACCACCACCTGCCATCATTCTCATGAAAGCCTCACTGCCCTTCTGTGTTGATTTCCTTCCACTGCCAAAGACATTACCAACTAAGTCCAAGCTAATCTTACTTGTAGCTGCAGACGACAATGTATCACGCAATAAGTTTCTAGCCTTAAAGTCCGGAGACGCTGTAACTCCGAAGGTTAACAACCTCTTGAATGATCTCAATGCCTTCATGGGCCTGTTGTTAAATCCTTCAAAGTTTAAATTCGTCAACGCCTGATAAATATTTGGCTCATTAATTTCATACCAAACCTTCTTGCCATTCTCCCGGACAAACACAGCGTTCTCACTCTTCTTCGCCAGTCTCTCTTCAATGATACGTGTCAATTGTTCTTGGTGTTCCTGAGCCTCTGCAAAGGTATCAAAAGCACCTCTACTCTTACCAGTTAGCGCATCGATTACCCTGAACTGTCCCGACTCATCTTTTACTACTTCAATGTCAACATTAATCTTCTCAGCTACGGGCTGACCACCTTGGATCTTCATAGTAGCCGCTTTGTGTAGAGACTTCACAGCTATCTGGTTCTTCATACTGGCTCCAATCAAGTGATTCCAGTTAAGAATTATATTTGTCATCATGTCGGCTATCGGAACCTCTTTACCCTTCAACTCTTTGAACGCAGTTTGATTTGCAACTCCACCCAGAGTCTTCGGACCTTTAGTCTCATTCTTCTGTGACTTCTCGATCTGACGGAAAAACGGTAGGTAAAACCCTTCTCTCCAAGATTCACGTTCTTCCTTACCGATTGTTCCTGTCTCTTGTGCAATATCCAATACTGATTGGTGGAGCTCACTGAAATCATTCCATACATCCCGGTACACAGACCTTCTGCTTCGGCCATCTTTCATGGTACCCTTGTTCAGCTCCTTTAGTTTAGTAATCTCCTCTGGTGTGAGGTTCCTCTCTTTGCCTTCACCGTATAATTGTTCTGCACGGTTACCTGCTACCCATCCCAACCAAAGCTCTAATTCTTCTCCTAACGGCTTGACGATCTTAAAGAGTCCCTTATTACCCTTAATATCCTTTATGTCAGGCACGCCATCTGTCAGCTTCAATGGTCCCATGTTAAGCAATGCGTCTACGGCACCAGAAGAAGATGTGGTAACTTGGGCCAGCTTCCATATCTTATCATCCAGTTTTCTGAGACTTGCAAACTGATCAACAGCACCTTGTTGTAGTTTGACCCACCAATTCTTCTTCCATTCAGCAAATCTCTCCTTGATTGTCGCACCTTCGACTTTAGGACTAAGCTTTTTGTTGAATATATCCTGAGTAGCTTTATCTACATGTGGGTTATTCGTGAAATCTTTATCTGTATACTTCTGCGTCCTTCCACCTTCTTCTTCAAACTCAGACTTATTTTCTGCGATAGTTGTCTGTATGTCTCCACCAAGAAACTTCTTCTTGTTGGCCCTCTTTGGCTTAACAGCGAACATCCTCCTGATAGACACCTGCTGATCTTCTTGGTACAGAATAGCATCAACAATTATGTTGTCTCTGATCAACTCAATAAACCCATCAGGATTCGAACCTGCTTCCGGATTCAATGAAGTATCCAGTGCAAGCGTTATCTGTGTAGAACCAAACATACCCGCAAGCTCTCTGATATCTTTTCTGAGCTGTTTTATGTCCTTGCCCATAACCTGCTTGATTGGTATATCAACAATACCCCTTATCTCTGTGTTTGTAGCGATAAACGTGGCAGTCATAAAACCTTCTTGGTGTTGTAACTCTTTACCGTACATAACCACATCACTCATTGATTGCATCTTTCTTCCCAATAACTTATGAGGTACCGATGGTTTCAGTATTGCATCGTCAGTTGAAAGCGGCCTTACCCTTGCGACCCCAGAACGGTTTATGTGTGAGAACTCTCCTGAGTCAACAACTACATGCCCTTCCAGTGTGGATATATTTGCGGCCATCTGCTTAGTGAACTTCTTGTCTGCAGCAGAAGGTGTCGCTTTTCCACTTGGATGATTATGTACCATCCATATCTTATCGGCTTTCAAGTGTGCTTGCTTTGCCCTTATATTATCCAACTCAGTTTTCTGATCGTCTATAAATACCCTGACACTGCCCGGAAGCCTACTGGTCCTTGCTTCGTGACCAACAATGTGTCCATCTCTTGTGTATATCAATCTAAATGTTTCATACTGAGGGTTTCTAAACATCTGAGACAATACTGCAATATCTTCTGCTGTTTCAGCTTTCATTCCATTGATTTCGATCTTGCCCTGCTTCATCATCTTTGGTGAAATAGCATTACCTCTGACTATGTTCTCGGTACTTATAAGTGCCTCTGATCCGATTTCCAGATTAACGATATCTTTCTTAAGCTCAGGATGTTTCTCTGCCATCTTCACTTCAACTGCCTTCTTCTCCTTGGCTTTCTTCTCCTTCACAACTACGGTATCTTCCTGCTTGGTCTTCACCTGAGTCTGGCTATCTTTGATGGCTCCGGAAAGCACACCCTTCCTAAGTTTGTTTCTCTCAGCTACTGCCTCTTTATAATCAGCCTGTGCAGCCGCTTTTTTCTTCGCACTAGAAGTATTGAATCCTGCAATAGCCCTACTGATTCGCTTACTAAGCACAGCATCTTGTTTCTCGGATTCAGTATACGGTTCATCACCTTTCTTGAGCTTCCTATTTGCATCACGTGGAGCGAGTCCCGTTATTGATACACCCTCTTCTTTCTTAGGTTCAGCCTCAACTGCTTCTTTCTTTGCAACTGTAACGTCAAGCCCTGCGTCAACCAATATCTTCTCTAGGTCTGCCTTCTCATCTGGCAATAATTCAGGGTCCTTGAGCTCCTTACGTACCTGTCTCTCTTGTTCTTTGGAAATTAAGTCACGCTCTTTAGGTTTCTTGATCGGCTCAGGAGACTTTTCAATCGGCTCAGGTGCTACCTCTTTTTCTACAACTGGCTCTGGTTCTACCTCTTTTTCCACAGCCTTCTTAACCTCTTCGTCCTTGCTGATTACTTCAACTACAGGTGTTGCCTTCTTTGCAGCAACCGTCTCCGCTTTGTCTACAGTTGGCTTAACCGTCTTGGAAACAACAGGTTCTGGGGCAATTGATTTTGCCTTCTCCCTCTCTTCGTCCATCTTGGCATCCTTTGTGGCATCCGGAACAACAGCATCTTTACCCACATTGATAAGGTCTTTCTGAGCTTTCTCTGTTACCTTCACCTTCTTCTTAGGTTTTTCATCCTGCTTAGGCTTCTCTTCCTTCTCAACCTTAATTGTTTTTTCAACTGTAACATTCTTATCGGTTGCACTTGCAGCATTCTGATCAAGCATATCTGCGGCAGTAGCTTCCTTTGTTACCTTGGTGGCATCTTCCTCTTTACGCACCTTATCTATAGCGGCCTGTTCTTCATTAATTTTAGTGACACCTTGCATCATTTGGAATGCAGGAATACGATTCTGTAATGGCATATCCTCCCTGTTCATCTCATTTGTCAACGAAGTCTGTAGCCTCTTGGATGATATATTATTTATACTCTTGTCTTGTATGCCCTTTCTATACTGCTCAAGCATAGTCTCCATACCTAGATCACTATTGATATCCATCTTCATGCCTGAAGCTACATAAGACAGTCCAACCGCCTCCATCTTATTAGCGATACCTTCTGCATTCACGTCATCCATGCCGCGTACAATCTTTGAAATATCTTTAACTGCCTTCATCCTCTTGTGTGGGCTTGTCTTTGCGTCTTCCAGTGCGTGTCTGATACCCCATCTCTGTGCGGCATTTGCAGACTTACCTGCACCAAAGAACAATAAGTTTGTTACAAAAGCAGGTCCAAGTGCGTCCATACCAGCACCCCATGAACTCATATCTGTAAGCCCGACATCCCTACGGAATTTAGTTTCTAACGCTGACTGTGCAAACTCAGTACCAACCTCAACTGGTGTGGTCAACGCAAGTTGTTTTGCTCCGGTCTTTACTGTCTCCTTCACACCCTTCTTGAATATATCTTTAATTGGAGCCTTGATTAAATTCTTTAAAGTCTTTCTGCCCGGAAACCACTTTGAAAGCACCTTGACTTGTACTGCATTCGCAACGCCTTCTAAGCCTCCCTCTGTAAGTGCAGATAGCTTTGCAGCCGTGGCAATCTCTTCACGTACCTGTGCGGCTTCTTCCCTTGTCATATCACCCGAGGCCATCTTCTCTGCTATCATATCCTCGCCTTCTTCTCTGACAGAGTCAAATTCAGCTAACCCGAATATAGCACCAGACGCAATACCACCACCAACAGACGCACCGATAGGCCCTCCCACGGCACCTGCAAGCATACCGGGGATCGCAGCAGACATACTTGGTATCATAGACCTGACACCTTGTTGCCACCACCTTGACACACCTTCCTGAGCTTGATTGTCTGGAGAGAGCGAAGGGTGTTTTGCCGTAAAGTTCTTGATAGCATCAAGTCCAAAGGTAGCGAAGTTCCTTATAGTTTCATTTCCCCCTTGTGGGTCAATTGCCCTAACCGCTCTCATCCATAATTCTGCTGTATCTACAGCACCTCCAGCCAAAGCCTCTGCGGTCTCAGTAACAAACCCCTTACGGCCTAAAGATTCATCGTCTTCTGGCTGAGTCCTATTTCTTTGTGCTCCTCGGTCATAATCTCTGCCGAACCCGGCACCATCGAACGAGTCACCTTGTGCTGCCTTTGCAGTCTGAAAGTCATTAAGAAACTGATCTATTTCGATTGTCATTATTGTAGTATCCCTAAGATTGTTTTAACTTGGTCAGGCTCAAACTGTGAAGCAAGTTTTCCCAAGACCTCCCCTGATGGTCCACTTCCGTCATTCCCGGAAATAAGATTCTGTATCTGCTCTTGTACGTTTGCCATCAATCCCTCATTATCACCACCACTGGCACTCAAGTCTTCGAGTACTCCTGATAGTGCTTTGATTTTTTCTGTCTTCGCTTTGGTGTCAGCACGTCTACCCTTTACTCCTGCAGCAGATTGAATACCCTTCGCTTTTCTTGACTGAAATTCTTTACTTGTGAATAGTTTTGCTAAATCTGCGGCACTTCCAAATAACTGCTCTATACCTTGTTCACTGAAAGGGCTAACCTTTTTTCCTTGCTTAGAAATCTCCCTGAGTGTTTTGCCACCCTTCTTAAATGAACCTTGGTCAGTAAATCCACCACCTTTTAACTTGGTACCCTTTAGTACCGATTTAGATGTTATGATATTTTTATCTTTCGGCTCACCTCTGTCAGTACCACCAACTTTTAATATACTCTCAGGTCTGTCATCTATAATATCTCTCCTGATGGGTTTGCCTTTTTGTATACCCCTAGAGAATCCTGCACGTTGAGGACCAGCACCTGCAACACCCCGTATATCCTTCGTGGCTCTGGTTATTGTTTGTAGCTGCCCTGCAGTGTCAGTAGGGTCAGGCAGAGCAACCCTCTCCTTGCTTAAGAACTTTCCAAATGACTTACGGCTTGTACCTGATTTACCCGTACCGCCTGCAAGGTCTGAGATAAAGTCATCGGAAGAAACTTTACTATTGCGAATCTTCCTCTTTACACCATCACCTGCACCACCTGTATGGACACTTCTTTTTGTGATAGTATTCTTACCATCACCAGAAGCACCTATCCTTGTAAGTGGCTTATTGCCTATGTCGGTAGTCTGTACCCTATTGGTACCTCCTGCCCCTTTCCTCTTTTCATCCAAATCATTCAATGCCATACTATATCTCCTTATTACGGTGTATTATCTACTGTTTCAATTGAAGTACCCTGACCACCTAGTTGCAACATACCTTGTATCGCACCTGCCACCATACCCGACATAGCAGATGACGCAGAAGCTTGTGCTGATGCAGCCTGAACCCTCATTTCGTTTGCTTGCAATGTTGCTTGTAGGTTTGCCTTTGCAGCTTCTAGTGACATAGCGGCATTTGCCTGAGTTAAAGCTTCTGCTCTAATCTGAGTCTGTACGTTTAACTCCGCATTAGCTGAAGCATTTTTTATTAGTGTATCAAATACTCCGCTATTTGTCCTGTATAAATCTGCTTCGACATTCATCTCTGCTATGCCTTGGTCTGATCTTGCCTTGTAGGTTTCGATAGTCGCAAGGTGTGCTTTGAGGTTTAACTCTTCCTCTGAAATATCTGCATTGATCTGAGCAATAACAACGTCGTTGGAAACCTTGACTGCGTTCACACGTGTTGCGTATGCCTCAACCTCTGTCTTGTGGATGTCTATCTTCGCTGATTCTCCTTCAATCTTAGCAAGGTATAGATCGTACTCGTTTTTCTGCCCTTGTATCTCTGCTATATATCCATCTATTTGCGCTTTGAATATCTCAGACTTCGCCCTCTCAATGTTCAATTGGGCCACAACTGCACCTATCTCAGCTTCGTACAAAGCAATACTCACTGTGTGCTTTGCCAGAATAGCGTTGTAATTTGCGATCTTCGTACTATCTATCTTCACTCCTGCCTCAACACCGTTGATCTCTGCTAGATACTGACTCAAGATAAGCTCCTGTACCTTCAGAGCGACCTCTACCTCGATTGCTTTGGCTTTGTACGTCTCTAGGTCTAAATTATGTTTAGTGACCTTAGAATTGAATAGATCAATACTGAACTGGATAACGGCTTTCTCTGCCTCTAATGCTCTATTGGCAATATTGTTCGCATGGTTAATCTCTATCTGCTCAAGATTCAACCCGGTCGACAGGAAGAACTTTGACATATCAAATGCCATCTCAGCTTCCTTGATCATAACATCTCTTGAGTTTTGCGATCTATTATTCGTGAATTCCTTAAGTACCTCATTGACTTGTTGTGCAACCATACCTGTTGGCATATCAAAACCACGTCCAGAAAATTTAGCGAGTACCTCTTCAACATCATCGTCTTTTTGCTGGCTCAGTCTCTCTATGTCTTTATTCCAGATCGCTGTTTGAACAGTAGCACCCAAACCAGTGCCTCCGTTATTCACACCATCTAGCAAGTTGGATGTTATTGCCGTTTTCAATAGAGACGTATAAGCAGGTTCAACATAAGCCAGTGTAGTTTCCGGAAGGCTGATGTCCAGTACGGGAAGTGTTTCTCCCCATGCAGGTAAAGATATAGTTGGCAGTACTGGTACCGTTCTGTTTATAGTCAAGTCTGTTGGCAACGTTATTGATGGAGCATCAGGCATATTTCCGGGTAATGCAATCGCCAAAGCACTTGGCTTTACCAGTGTAGAGCTTACCGGTGCTGTCGGAAAATTAATAGTAGGTGAAACAAACCCTTCCTGTGGGGCAGACTGCATAGCTCTCTCGGCAATGGTGGCAGTGAAGCCTCCGGGTGCAGAGCCAATTGCAGCTCTAATACTTGTAAGGGTTGGTGCCGTAGGACCCGTTCCACTAATTATAGGCGTATTGATATTGATACTCGGTGCCGAAAAATCTAAACTAGGCGTTACCTCACTTGCGGCTTGAGCCATTTGATTGATCGCATCAAAGGCCGCAGATATTGAAGAGTCAGCCCTGCCCTCTGCATTACCTATCTGTGTTTCAATAAAACCCTTGGTCGTTGCAACATCTCCCGCCACACTCATCGATTATCTCCTTTTTGAAACTACTGGTTCAAGCATAATAGTAAGCTTGTCAATCTCTAGCTGTGAGCCTATTATGTTCTGTATTTTAAAATCAAAGAATCTATTTCTGATTCCCTTCTCAAACTTAACTCTTCTCTCGTTGATACCGCTTAGTCCTAAATGGTACGGTAATAGGTACGTCCTTGTTGCTTTCTTATCTCCTGTTGATACCATCTGGATACTACCGTCTGTCTGGTAATTTATCCAAGCGTTTGCCAACTTGTTTTTATTGTTCTTGTGGATATCAATTCTACCAGTTTTGATGTGAGCTTTAATTGCATAGTCATCAACTCCTGCATTGTCAGAGTCGGAAGTATCAGCCGCATAGATGCCGTTCTGGTCTGCAATGAGGTATACCCCATCAAATTCGGTCATACTATTAAAGCCGTAACTCACATACTCCGACACTGCAAGGTTCTTTGTATTCATCACAACGCACTCTGGAGCCGAACCTTTATGTGCTCGTATGCTTAATCCAAGACCCAAGCTAAACAACGCATTAGCAAATGTGCCAACCTCTCCTTGCAAGACAGTACTTTCTATTCCGATTATTGGCAGAGTCAAACCTGCGATACCAGAACTTATTGTAGCGAAAGCGAATCCATTTACTGTCAGTGGTAAGGTTATAGCACCATAGCCTATTGACAACTCTCCTGATTCCACAACTAAAGTAATCACCGGAAGGATGATATCAGCCTCTTCAACTCCACCCCCAAATCCACCTATTGTAAAGATTGGCAAATCAACAGTGCCATCATCTGTAGGCAGGTTAAGCCGGGCAACAACATCGTTAGTGGATATGCCCCTGATCGAAGTATCAACGCTTGATATTGACTGACTGGTTTTTACGGTTGACGTAAACTGTCCTGATTGGAGGTTTAACTTATTTAAAGATTCGGCACACCACGGAGTGTTAGCACCGTCCCATGATATACCGGTCAGGGTGGTACCGCCTGATACTGCTTGGCTATCTCTTACCGTATTCGTGAATTGGCCTGATGTAAGTACTAATTTACCACCATTCGAAGCACACCACGGAGTATTGGTACCGTCAAAAGAAACACCATTTGTAGTAATATCAACAGCGGAAACATTAAGGCTTGTTTTGATAGTTGATGTGAATTGACCAGACTGCAAGTAATGCTTATCATTGCCCGGATCACACCATGGAGTGTTAGCACCGTCCCATGTTATACCACTCTCGGTTCTGGTACCCGGTACGCCTTGGCTATCTTTTAGTGTTGACGTAAACTGCCCTGACGTAAGGTATAACTTGTCATCGAATGCCCCAATCCAAGGAGTATCTGTACCGTCCCATGATATATCATTAGGAATATTCTCAATCGCGGCAACACTCACACTAGTTTTTAGTGTTGACGTAAACTGTCCTGATTGTAGGTATAGCTTACGTGCTTCTGTACCAATCCATGGTGTGTCATTTAATGCCATCTAGTCTCCTTTATATACTCCATGCATTGCTCTTGCAACTTCATGTAATTCAAGGTCATTAAAATGCATGCATCTGTAATCGTAATGAGCAAAGATTGTAAACCCTTGCTTCTTAGCTCTCTCACAAAACGCTATATCGTTTCCTCTTTCTACAGTACCGTCTTCATTCCATATTCTCTGGAACGGAGCTTTTCTCATTTCCGGATTCTCAAATACTCTTCGTGCATAAAGCACACATCCAGTTCCAACAGCATCTACTTTTTGCAAGCCTACTTTATCTGGCCACTCTGTGTATGCTTTTTCTTTTTCTACATACTTATATGCGTTTTCATATATAGGCCGCTCTCCCTTAACCTTGTCGGTAAAGTGCCACACTGGTGTTGGTAGTCCTATAATGTCAAGATTGAAATTTACTAGGTCCAATGGGTTATTGAACGGTGGATTATCTGAATCTATATTTAACCAGAAATCACAATCACTTTCCATGAACTCATTCACTATGTGGTGAAGGTTGTTTTCATACGGATTGTGTGTTGGATAAATAATTCTACTTTGATGCCTACTGTCTGTTAAAATCCTGTTTGTTGCTAAACTGACTAACTTATGTACGTATGATGTGTTCGGTACTGTAACGAGTATTTTCATTTTATTCCCCAATAAAATATGGTGGGGAAGGAGACAGGGTTAAACTACTTCCATATGCACTCCCTCCCCGACTAGTTAAACTATTTTAAGTGCTTTTCTGTCCAACACATTAACTCCGGACTTTACTTTCTTGTCAGCCCAAAACTTGTTGTGATTCTTCCTGATACCTCTTGTCTCCGTGGTAACATCAACCGCGTCTGCCTTTTCAGGAACTGGCAATCCAAGTGCTTCCTTCTGAGCAATAGCATCAATCACGTCCTTGTCTACGCTCTCTACAGCTTCGTGTGCGTGAGCCTTGTCGTTATAGAATGCTTCGAACTCAGCGGCAGTCATCTCTGTAACAACCCCCGGAAATAGCAGAACCGCTTCATCAGCAAAAGCTTCCTCAACAGCTACGACACAACACTGCTCACCGAATGGAGTATCTCCCTCTTCCTTGTGACCACAGTTTTTGTCATACTGCATTCCGATACCAAAGGCATCAATATAAGAGCACCAGTCCATGCCCTTCCTTGCCACGTTACTTACCTTGTTGAACTCAGGATACTTTGCGTGTCCTATTTTGTGACCACCTTTGTCCTCTGTGTGAATCCCTGCGCAAAACCTTAGTGCTACCAAATTCCTTGCCATCGTATTTCTCCTTATTTAAAATTAATGATCCACTAAAATCAGATCGAATCCACCTGTAATATTTGTGTTGCTTGCCGACACGGTATCTACCGTAACCATTATATCTGTTTCGGCTTCGAATAATTTGAATGGTAAGAATGGATGGCGATTATTATTAACCCCTGCTTCACTAAGACCCATGACATGTTCCAACCTATTACCTGCCTTACCGACTGAGGCAAATGGATATTCTTTTAATGCCAAAGATGCCAATGCGGTACCGCCTCCCTTTTGATTTAAACTACCTTCCCATGCAGTCATTAGTGCTCTCTTTCCTCTAGGAACCGTATAGATAGCCATCAGCGTGGACCCTTTTCCTTCTTTAATCCTAGCAGTTACCGTTCCATCTGTTTGTGCAGTAGCATCTATCACTCCGATATTCGTATTGTCCCTATCAGCCGCACCGTCTATATGTCCTCTATGGACTCTCCAGTAATCACTCACTGTCGAAACGGAAGTTGTTCCATCCAGTATAACAAATTCTTCTTGTTCCCCCATGATGCTATCCAAACCGAACCAATGAGCAACGGATGCTCCGGTTCCTAATGGAGTTACCACTCTATAAGTATCACCAGTATTAAAAAACTTATTATGTCTGGTCGGGAGCATTATCAGTTTTGTTTCTGACTCAACCGAAGTAACTATGCTATGTTCATGATTATTGTCATTAATTACGGCATCTCCGGCACTGACACCATCAGAAGAAAATGTTGCGGTTTCATCAATTATTTCCAACCTACTTGTTTCTGTTATAATGCCCGTAGACACCAAGCTCCCTTTGTCCTGTGTTGAAGAAGAGCTTATGTCGTGTTTCCTTGGAGCAGTGGGTGGAATCCAAACTCCGTCACCATCCCAAATAGGAGCAGGTACAGATGTGCTCGCTAGTCCGGTAGTCTGACCATACTTCTCAATATGTTCCATCTTAGGAACCCTGCCCAATGATATCTCTATTAACATGTCCATATTAATCACCCTACTTCTCCTTAAATAAATCTATTGGTATAAACGTCAGCATACGCATCAAGCGTAAGCATGAACAGTGATTGGGACAATGTTCCATTCGGGTCCACAGACGTACTGGTTACTAATGATAAAACAGGCAGAGTAATTGAGGCATTTCCGTTCTCACCTCTAAATATATGAGCATTGATACCAAACATTGGAAGCGTTCTATTCCCAACTGATGTTGATACTATACCCTGCAATCCTGAGAAGACCAAGCTAAATTGTGGTAAGGAATTAGTGAATGTTGCTATATTCTCTTGACCTGCTTTAACATTTACCGTCAACCTTGACAGGCTATTACTGAACATACCAACAAAACCATTGCCACCAGATGCAGTTAATACAAATCTAGGGAAGTCTAAAGCCACTACATGCCCACTATATGCGTTCAGTGTCATCATTGGCAGTGTCAGGTCTAAGTTCTCAACAGAGCCTTGTTCTCCTACCGTGTAGAATGTAAATCTCGGCAATGTTATATTACCAACCGCACGTGGCATATCCGCTTTTGAATCAACTGTGAATATTGGCAGAGTTACACTTGCCTCATTTGCGAATGCTATCGCATTTAATGTCATCGCAGGAAAATCAACATACCCACCCGGAATCGAAGCTGCAGAATCCACTGTTAGTACTGGTAAATCAAAAGCACCATCTCCCGTTATCACTATTACCGTTCCTACTACTGTGAGAATTGGCAGTGTGACCGCACCTGTACTATCAGCAGGAGTACCAGATGATGTCACCCCCAATGAAGGGAAAGAAAATGCACCTGCTGCAGCCGTATATGAAAGCACTGTTGGAAGTGCCAATGTAACTGCGCCTGTCGCACCACTACCTGCCTGAACTGAAAGCGAAGGTAACGAGATAGTGTTATTCGTGAAACCAAACAGCATTGGCAAGCCAATAACCCCATCGCCTGTAACATCGGGAGACGGGACTCTTGAAGCATAATCAACTACATCTATACCGCTGGAATAGTTTTCTACCGCAACAATAGATTGACTGGTTTTTACTGTAGAAGTAAACTGGCCAGACTGCAAATATAGCTTATCGTAAAACGCACCTATCCATGGAGTGTCGGTTCCGTCAAACGATATACCATTACTTGATGCATCTACAGCGGCCAAACTATCTTTTAATGTTGATGTAAATTGACCTGACGTTAGGTATAACTTCTGACCGATCACACCTGTCCATGGGGTATTTGTACCGTCCCACGTGATACCCATTGGAACTAAATCTACACCGCCAACACTTTCACTGGTCTTTGTCGTTGATGTGAACTGACCTGATTGTAAATACAACTTGTCTGCTGTCTGTCCGCACCATGGGGTATTTGTACCGTCCCATGATATATCGGTTGGTTGCGTATCTACACCGCCAACACTTTCACTGGTCTTTATTGTTGCCGTGAACAAACCTGATGTCAAGTACAGCTTATCAGCCTGCCCACCTACCCATGGGGTATTGGTACCGTCCCACGAAATACCTGTTATATCAGTATCGATACCTGTAACCAACTTACTGGTTTTTATTGTAGACGAGAACTTGCCAGACTGCAGCATTAGCTTGTCAATTCCGGGGGCAGACCAAATAACATCTGTTAAGGAAGCTGTTACAATACCCATTCTACTGTTATAATCAGTTGTATCTACCGATACGGCATTTGCGCTAGTTGCCTGAGAATTCTTTAGTGTTGATGTGAATTGTCCTGACTGGAGATATACTTTTTGGGCAGTAATTCCCGACCAAAGAGTATCCGTTCCGTTCCATGAAATGCCGTATGGCTGTGAATCTACACCGCCAATATACTCACTGGTTTTAAGCGTGGTAGTAAATTGACCAGACTGCAGCATTAACTTATCGGCTGTAGTGGCACCCCATGGTGTATTATCACCGTCAAACGAGACACCTCTTGGTACGCTGTCCCATGTAGTAGTAGTCGTACTGTCCTTTAGCGTTGAGGAAAATTGTCCAGATGTCAAGTACAGCTTATCGCCATTTTGCCCTATCCATGGGGTGTTCTGCCAGTCATACGACATACCTGTTATGCCTGACTCTATAGCACTTACATCCTCACTTGTTTTTAACGTAGAAGTGTATTGCCCTGATTGGAGGTATAACTTACGTGCTTGTATTCCACACCATGGAGTGTTTACAAGGTCATATGTCTGTCCATGGGGTTGTGTATCAACGCTAGAGACATCTATACTTGTCTTGATTGTGGCTGTAAACTCACCAGACTGTACTACCAATTTACTACCGGTAAAGTCACTCCATATTATATCAGCCATTATACCTCCTTTAAATTATAGTTACAAGCCCTTGCTTTGATGCCGTTGCTTTACATGTATACGCTGATGATTGCGGAAAGTTTGGTCGGGTCGACCAATATCCTTGATCTGCTATTCCCGCTTGTGGCGTAAGGTGCAATGGCGTTGGTGACAAACCTGCAAAGTCATCGAAACTACCTACTGTTATTGAAAATGTTCCACTTCCACTTGCCTTAAGTGCTTTAAATAAGTCGGTCACCCACACCCCAAACAGTGAACCGTTTTTAGAATCAGCGAATTGCGGAAGAAACACCTGACCATTAATTGTCCACTTTAATTTATTATGAGGCTTGTTCCGTCTTTCGTATAAAACATCAGGGTCCATTCTGGCACCTTGATAGGCAGTTGTTCTAGGATGGAAACACCCACCACCTACCCATGCAAGTATATTTTCGCCACTTAATATTTCATCTATACTATACGTGAGGATTGAATATTTCTGTGTGTATTGATATCCATAAAAACCCCAACTACCTTCTGGGTTATCCCATCCCGCACCTATTTGAGACGAACATCTTTGCTCCATATACACACCATTCCCAAGACTTGTAGTTGCCCACCCTTGCCCGACACAATCAGCATGTGCTTCTGCATTCACAGTATCTTCATCTCTATCTGGTGCTAAAGCACCCATCCACGGATGGTAAGCACTGTGTCTTCCGAAAGTCTGCACACTGACAATTGGTACTGTATGACTAGCGTTTGTATCATCTTTGTTAAATGTTGGTATGGCTATTGCGCTTATATCATACACTCCGGATGCCCAATACGTATGGGTCCGTGTTTGCTCTCCTGCAGTACCTGAAAGGGTCACAGTGCCATCACCCCAATCAATAAATACCCTCGCTGCTTGGACTTTACCGTTACCGAAATCGCGTTCTGGCTCAAAACACTTTGGAACCAAGTCAACCAGTGCTTCACCTAATTCATTGTCTCCTTCAGCCCTATAAACTACCAGTTCATCATCTACCGTAAGTGATATACTACACTTACAACCTTCTGAGCAAGAATGTATTCTGATGAAATCCGCACCGTCTATAGAAGTTAGATGCACCCACACACAATCTCGGTCCAAATAATGCACCTTCTTCATATATTGAAGATTACCCATCCTCATCATTTGCTTCATCTCAAACATGCGTCTCTTTGCTATCTTATAATACGTCGCTGCCCTCTGCCTGTCTCCAGACAAAATCACTCCGTTCCCTGATTGTATATTTATATTCCTCACGTTGATATTCCCCTATAAAAAAAGGGCCGACAGCATCAGCATATGCCGACACTATCAGCCCTCGAATAAAAACCTGCAAACGAAAGCCGATTAGAATCTCCTTCTAAGGGGGAACAACAATGATGTGGGGCATCAAAGTTCATGTCCAGAGATTCAAATTAACCTTACGCAGCAGGCATAGTGATGTCGAACGTATCAATCGTTGTCGTAGCTGCAGACGTAATTGAAGTCGAACTCATATTCAATTCTGCACCAGATGTGGATACGGCACCTTGTATACGAACTTCAGAAGTACTTGTTCCGTTAGCATCAGATGTACTCGCACAATACCTAAAGTATCCTGCCGTTCCAGTAGCTACAGCGACACCATCCCAAGTATTTGCTGACTTAGATAGTACTCCTGCGACTGCTGTGTTTAAGAAATGTAGATTGAAGCCACTACCTGTAACCGTGTTTATTGTCACAAGCAATGTTCCAGTTGCGGTGTCGTCAGCCGAAGATGGTGCAGAACCAGACCAAATGTGGATCTCTCCTGCAGCAAGTAACGTATTCAGACCTGCGGTGTGTAGGATTCCTTGACGGAGCCCTGTACTTAGACTTAAAGTCATAACTCTCTCCTTAAATAGTAAAGGTATTAAAATAAATTAATTCATCACCTCTAGCGTATTCGGGAGTTCTGGTCTAAGTACTAATTAGGTACTAATTGAAACTAAATTAGTATTTAGGGAGTCAGAGTCAAATTGCTAAATAGCATTATTCTCTTTGTTGCTTATGTCCACAGAGATGCGATATACTGAGGTACACCATCTGTGATTTTAAATTGACCGGAACCATAACGATTCTGAGCCACTTCGTATTTAGTTGCTGTTAAATTGGTTAACCTTCCACCGTTCTCTCCAAGACAGATTCCTTTGCGTGAAGTCCAAATTACTTTCTTGCCTACGTTTCCATCACCGACATAAGCAGATTTTGTCTTCACTGCAGTACCTTCGATAGCTCCGTAGTGTGCAACCTCTCTTGACTGCATGTCTTCCGGAGTACTCCCTGCCAGAAACAATACTGAGCTCCTGTCATTTATATCACCAATGGATATGTACAACCCGTCATCCACTGCTTTCATCATGGTAACTTCGTCCTTCATCTTCATGGCATTAGTTCTCATATCAATAACACCATAGTTATATGCGTCAGTGTACCAAATGGTTTCGTTCTTGGCAATGAAAAGTCTGCCGTTATAATACTCAATGTGCTGACCTACCTTCGTGGCCTCTTTATAATTATCAGAAGGAGTAGCGTACTGGTTGTCAGCACCAGTTGAATCGATATACCCATTAACCGTGGCGTTTGAATAATAAACATTCTCGTTGACATCTACAAAACTCATTGGATGGTTTCCACAGTCAGTCCTTATTGTCGTAGAACTATAATCTGCCCACAATCTCTTTAGAGTAGTTCCGTCCACAAATAGACAGATACGATCATTACTCCAAAGGCTATGCATTTTATCGGAAGGAGTAAATACCCTCGTATACCCATATCGCCTCTTCACCTTTCCTTCATTGTCAATGTCCACATTCTCAGCCTCTGATAACTCTTCAACCTCAAGGTTGTTAGCATCAGCAACATTATTGATACCTTTGAAATTCTTAAAGGGTATCTCCGGGGTATTTATATCTATATTTCTTGCCATTAGTCATCAACCATTTTTCCTGAAATACTTGCAGATACAATAGCATCACTATTCGAAATTGAAAATACATGGCCCTTGATATCAGACCGTCCATCTATCTTGACATACTCGCCTGAATATTGAATATTTCCAACTCCAAACCCGGGATACTTTAATAACCGCCAAACTTCGCCTTCAGGTCTGTGTAATAATGCGATATCAACCCAACCGGTAGACCCGAACGGAACTACCATGCCCAGACTCACAGACTTTATATAGAAATTTTTACCATCAGGAACAGTCATTACCATAGCATTCGAACTATTCCTACCAATAGGTACTACTGCAAATATATTCGCAGTAGTCGTTACGTGTCGCAAGGTCAAGCTCCCTGCATTAGTCCCCCCTGAACCTGCAGTAACCACGTCCATACCTGCCCCCCTGAGATATTCTATAGAACCTAGAGACACCGCAGTTGTTCCATCCAAAGATACAATCACGTCTGGCATCTCTTGATATCCTGCATTCAGTAATTTACTTATTCTAACCGTCCTCGCACCAGTACCACTTGCGGAATCTGCCGATGACGTGTCACCAGAGAAGATCTCCATCTGTTCGGCTACTGCAGGGAATCCTGTATACAAGCCGCCTTCGTTCCATATATCTTCCGCTGCCCCAACATCAACATCCATATTCTTACCAAACTGAGTCACGGTCTCTACTTTACCAACTCTACCTCTTGCCACTTCTAAATCAAAATCATTTTCTATAAACATCGCTTGCCTCCTGTTAATCGTTTAGTATCCTCTTAGGACCAAAGTATTTTTCAAATAGTTTTAGGTAATCTGCTGCTTTATCAGTATTCAGCGTTTCGGAATCATTCTTTAGATACGCCCTGTAGCACATCCACAAAACCAACCCTTGATGATACCTCGAATCTACTTCCGGGCTTCCGGTTAACGTCATCGGAGTGTTAGGAAACCTCGATACAGTCATATTCAATACAGAGACCGCTGAGGGCATCGGGTAGAGGATGATCTTGTTAGTTGGGGTCATGACATAGCTTCGTGGCGTTCCGGTTACTGTGCGCCATCCTGAGACACTTAAATCTAAAACTTTCTCTGAAGTTTCCATTAAAGGCTCTGTCCCGGTAGATAGCATGGCCGATCTTACAGAAATCACGGTTGAAGCTATTCCGTATGTACCTGTTGAGGCAATTATAGTAATATTTGTGAGGCTGCTCTCTGTGTCAATTATAAGGTCGGCTCTTTCACAAGCTTCGTTCTCAGCATCCTGAGCATACTCAAGTAATTCCAACTGAGACCATAATCGATCTGATGTTGAATTGTCATCGAGTGTTTGCCTTGCCGATAATTCCATAGATGAAAAATCCATTATTTCTCCTTAATCAACTGTTACGCTTCGTGGCGATTTTACCCTGCCAGTCACAAAGCTCCTTGGTCTTACTTCTATTTCATCACCATCTTTAGCAATCTCAACCTTAAGTCTGTTCTTGCGTTTAATATAATCCCGTTCAAAGTATACTGCCATTTCCGCATTGAATGTTTTCGGGGAAATAAATACTTTCCATTTGACGTAAGATTTTACTGCTTCCTTATGTCTTCTCTCTATCCTTGGTGGAACCACACCATCCACACTATTAGGCTCGATAATAGCTTCTACTGAATAAGATGTTACAGTGTCTGGAGTAACATTAAAACGTATACCATTATCGCCATCGTATATAGCTCCGTCAGGTGTGCCTGATCTTTGCTCCCATTCTGAATCCCTTTGATCCATCGCTCTATTGCTAATCGGGTCCAGAGTCTTGTTATTGTATTTGGCTTGCCATAATCCAATCATGTCTGTGTTAGCAGTCATAACCGAAACGGCATACGAGGCTGTATCTGCGACAGTTGACAAACCTGATACCTCTTCCGTCCAACAGGAAGTTTCCCGGCACAAGTCTTGTATACCATCAAGCATGAGTTGTTCAACGAATAAATCCTTCGCATCTGGCAACTCAGCCAATATCTTAAGTCTGAAGTCTAATATATTCAATGACATTATAAGCGTTTTCCTTTATCGTCAACCATCCAGCACTCAATTAAATCAGCCCTCTTTGCAAGCAGCTCTGTCCATTCAAACACACGCCTGTTCTTCGGGTTAAATATAAATTCCGGAACTTGTTTTTCGCCACCCTCTTTAACTGTGGCATTGTTACTATTTGTATCTGTTGGTAATTGAAGCTTACCTTTAATAAGAACAACTACTTCTGTCCTGAGCATTTTAAGTCTCTTGCTTAGATCAAGTCGTTTTCCTAAACGAGATTCTGCATACTTCTGTAATGCAACCTTATCCATCTCAACAACCTTCAGGATATCTTCTCTGCATGTTAGCTCAGGTCTATGAGCCTTGCCTTCACCCATCGCCAAAGCCTCTTCGGTCTGTACTAAATCCGGTTTTTCTGCTACCGCACTCTCACCCTGTTCTAACTGTTCTATAAGCTTATCACCCTCACTACCCATTGTTGTTCCCCCTTGATATTATTAGATAAAACCCCGAGAGAAGGAATCGGTTTGCCGCAGCAGCCACGTCACTCCTTCCCTCGGTTCGTTAATTACAATCTAGTGTGCTGTATCGTTGCCGGGTTCAGCCATAAAACCCCAAGCTCCGACTCTAACCTTAGCCGCGTCAAGACTGATCTTTGGTATGATATCAATCGTGTCAGCAGAAGGATAGAATTTACCACGTCCACTCAACAGTGCGCCATAGGCAGACGTTGAGCTACAGAAATCAGTGGCAGTGTTGTTAAGTAGACACATCGCAGTTGTTAGCCAACCGTCAGTATCTGCTCCATCACCTACCTGACATGGTGTAGAAGTTGACCACTCAACAGTCTGGGTGTCAACGAATACTCCCATGCAGAAGAATCCTGCAGGAACGTTAACCATCTGCAATACATCTGCAGCCGTTACGGTATTAGCCGCAACACTAAAATCCCTTGTTCTTTGGAGCAACACCATCTTCGGCATATCCTTCTCCGAAATACCGACATTGCCTCCAAGTGTTAAATTTCTTAAAGCCATCTTGCGTCCTCCTTATGATAAATAATAGAATAATATAATCAGCTTACACTTTAGTTGCTGGCATGTAAACCCCGGCTTCTGGCTTCGTTGCTTTGTAACCATACACCTTGAGACCCCTGATTGCATCACCGAAGCTATTCTGCAGTCTTAGCGTTTCAGTCTTTACAAACTGAGAAGCGAAACTTATGAAGTGCTTAGTTCCTGCCATACAGTGGAATGTACCAGACGCAGCAACACCTGTGAGAGCAATGTTGTTTGAGTTGTACAACGTAAACCTATCGATCATACCAAGTCTACCATTCCTCATTATTGATTGTCCGTCTCCAGCCAGTGATGCATCCTTCAAATCAGACTGCTTTATCATACCAGCAATCCAAGGAGGTATAACCATCCAACGTCCTGCTTCCGGGACATTTGCTTCGTCCAGTGCAGTACCTGCATTGATTATCCATGTCAAAACGTTCGTAGCTGTAACAACTGTAGATGCCAGCGTGTTAGCTGCGTCAGAGTAGACATTTCCAAGGACATCTGTATCGACAGTAATCTTCATCTGTTCAGATGCATCCTGAGTAGTTTTGTTTACGATTGCAATGTCAGACTGAACTTCATCAACGTCATCTACTTTAAATGCAAAGTATTTGGCTTTGTCGATAAGCAATTCAATCTTGTCATCTTCTAAATCCTGATAGTTTATGGTACCACCAATACCGTAGTCACCAATGGTAACAGTAGGAATCGCTCTGATTATAACCTTACTACCAGAACCTTTGATCTCGCCTTCCCAATCATGGTTAGCAATCTCACCCAATACTGTTGAAGCATAAAACTTTGCCTGCATCTTTTTAGACCATATTTCAGGTATAAAATTACCATTAGGTAACGAACTATAACCAGCGGCTACGCTAACTTGTCTTGCCATCTCTCATTCTCCTAAATTAAATAATAATTACGTGTTAATAAAAAACTCACATTCTTATTAGCTCGTTTAGGAGTTGTGGTCACTTGTTCCCCAACAAAATGAGAATCACAGTTAAACCGCTAATACTTTACATCTACTACTGTAGAAAAAGCTTGCCTTCAAAAACATCCTTATCGATCAGGTGTTCTAGTTTGGTAAACTCTTCAATACTCATATCTTCAATTTGACTTCTTGAATACTTACTAAAGACTTCATCGTCTTTGCCTAGTAAATCCCTTATGTTTTTCAGCTTCTGCTTGAGAGCTAAATTCTCCGTTGCGTCAACATTCGCCTGACCCTTCCACTCATCTCGGTTTTTATTCGATATACTGAGCTCTCTTCTAAGGTGTTCAGCCTGACAAGGCACTTCTATTGCTTTGCGTGAATCCAATGCTCTCTTAAGCCACTTCTTAAATAACGTCATTTTATTCCCCAATAAAATTATATCTGTTGTATTTGATGACCAGCCATCGCAGCATCAATTGCATCTTCATTCTTTGCATACTCTGCATCGCTCATGTTGTTGATCTGTGTCCTTGTAAACAACATCTTCTTTGTACGAGTATCAATATTCTTAGACTTCTTGTTGTCCGGATTAGACAATCTCTGTGCTTTTTCAAGCTTAGACTCTCCTGCATCTTCTTCTGTTTTCTGAGAAGCTTTGAATTCGTCAAACACTTCTATGACGTTTTCTGCAGAACCATTATCAAGGTCAAGCATTGCCAACCTCTTTGCACGTGGAGAAAGGTCCTGTAGGAATGACGCAAATTCCGGAGTCTGCATTGTGTTTTCCCATCCATCATGCGCCTTGTCTATCTTCCTGAAATGCCTGTCATTCTCATCCTGAATCTTCTGGTTTGCGTTGTTCTCTTTCTCGGTTGCCAATTGATCTTTAAGGCCATCTATCTGGCCAAACATACCCTCTACAATAGGCTTCATTGCGCTTGCCATTTCAGGGTCAACCTTCTCCATAGCAGCGATCTGATCTGCCAAAGCCCCGGAAGTTTTCTCAACAGCTTTTTCAGTTTTTACTTCCTGTTTAGCAGTCTGAGCATTCTGCAATGCTTCCATCTGAGTCTTTAGTTTGAATACAGTATCTTCAAGCTCAGAGTTCCTTGATTTCTCATCCTTAAGCTCCTGCCTTCCTCTGGTATGATCTGCACGTGTATCTTTGATTCTCTTCTCGGACTTATCCAACTTGCCAAGGAGTTCCTTGATCTCTGGATCTATAACCTTTTCGCTATCTTCGCTGCCGTCCTTATCAGCATCCTGATCGTCAGATCCATTACCTTCAGCTTCGCCCTCTTTATCGCCCTTCTCACCATCATCATCTTCACCATCTGCATCATTTTCATCAGCCTTGTCTCCACCGTAAGCTTGTCTTATAAGTTCATCTGCTTCGTCTTCAAGTTGTTTGCCGAATTTCTCAGTATCATTTCCGGTACTCTGAGCTAATTTCTCTTCAGTCGTTAGTTTGTCTTCCATGATTCCCCTTACCTTCCCCTCGTAAAATTAACTGTTCAATCTTTTAGTAGCGTCCACATGAATATTCTTTGCATCTCTCCATGCCCTTGCCTTGCCTCGGTGTATATCAACAACATCAATATTGCAATCTACACATGCTATCATTTCCTTCGCATACATACGCTCAAAGTAATCTAACATCTTACGGAATGCCATAGGATTACCTGCACCCAACAGTGCAATCGCTTCACACTCTGTATCGTCAAATGGATTCGCCATCGTTACCCCTTCTTGTTATTGGTCTTTGCGCCATCATTCTTTGATGTTTTATTTGTTGCACCTACAGATGTTTTCTTCTCACCTGCAGTCTTCTTACTCTCCGTAGACTGATGAAGGATGTTTGCGTCAATCTCCTTCTCCTTAAGTCTTAATAAGGCAGCAGCTTCGATTTCCTTACCCTGCAGTTCTATCGCCTTTAATCTCATAAGTTCGATATCGTTTTCAATAGCTGCTTGGTTTCGTGAAACCTCTGACTGCTCCTTCTCTATCTTGGAAGAAATTTCTTCATTCTCAAGAGTGGCTCTATTCATTGCCAACTGATCCATTTGTTTCTTGACAGGGTCGTTTGCAAGTTCCTTGATCTCTTCCGGAGTCTTAACAACTTCATCCTCATCAAGTCCCTGATTTTCTGCAACCATTCTCAACATGTTATCACGCTTTGTGAGTTGTATATCGGTAGGGTTGTTCGTGATATTCAGCATATTAATTAACTGAGTAGTCATGACCTCCGCTTTTAGTAAGGTGCTAGAACCCATTGCATTAACCTTCTGGTCGCCCTTGATAGACTCATCATCACTCCATTGCATGAAAAACATGTATAGCTTCGTGAAGAACGGGTCAATAGCGTATCTGTCTATGTTACTAACCACTGCTCTTTGTACTATGTTTGCGGCATTCTGTAGAAGTTGTGTACCCTGTGCGGTTTCGTTACCACCCATATCTCCAACACCACTTGTTCCCGCAGTTGGCAGATTAGTTTCTTCATCAATAAAGCCTCTGAATATATTGATAATTTCAACCAGTTCTCTACTTACGCTTTGAAGGTTATGCACTCGCATTAATGGTGTTTGGGCATCTCCACCTGTTCTTGGATGTACTTTAAACGGATAAACTTCGTCTATCAATTTAACTGCCTCTGGAGATAAGTCATCTACGTTGATCTCTATTTGTGGACCAAGCAATGCTACATCATCTAATAATCGTCTTGCAGCCGCATTTAATATCTCTTGACTATCTGCACATATCTCAGGCACTCCACGGCCCCATATCTTCTTAGAGACCTTCTCGTAAGGGAATATGAAGAATGGCAAACCATCATCTACAGACGGATCTAATACTACTTTAATAACCTCACTACCGACAGTCCATACGTTAGCCATGAATTCCTCTGACATCTGCTTCTCTGTAATGTCGATTCCCATGGTACTAAGTTCCTCACCGTCTACGTATCCCCAATATTCAAGGACATCGTATCGTGTATGGGTTTCCTGAATTTGTGATTGATGTGCAAGCTTCTTCCTTTCGATCTCATGGCATTCATCCAAGTGATCACCGTTCGGATACCGCAGCAAATACGTATCAATCTGTTGCTTATCAAATCCTGCAAACTTCTTTAGTTTTCTGAATTCGTGCTTGTTTAATACATGACGTTGGAAGCATCCTATACCTGCTTTCATATCAGATGCATCAGGGTCCGGATACACATCAAATATTGATGGTGCTTCTATTTGTGGCTTGATTTCAAGTTCTTCTCTTGGCTGGAACATCCATCCCTCATCAGTATCCATCCACCCAAAGTCTCTCTCTACCTTAATGGACGCTGATTTTATGCAACCTGAGCCTAAGATAACTTGCTCTAATATTGATTCAAGGAATAAAAGATCGTAATCGGACTCAACCAACTGATCGTTAATCCTAAATGACATTGCTTCTGCGGCTTTGTCGGCTGGTGATTTCTCCGAATCGACTTGTGGTGCATCCGGAATACCGGTTAAGACTTCTGCCTTTGCTCTTGTTCCTGCAAATTCTGTTGGCTCTGGAGTCGGCTTGATTTGCCAATGCCTCTTGCCAGTTGCAGGGAAAAACACATCAACAAGTCTGGAGTATGCAGCCATGACTTTCATCCGAGTTATACCTACGTAAGTCCTTGACCTGCCAGCTTTTATAGCATTTTCTATTTCTGATTCATACTGAGAATAAAATTGTCTTAGGTTGATCAGCCATTGCTCTTCCTGTGGAGTACGAATATCTTTCCACGATTGCCATCTTGATTGTAGCTGTGAACCGAAAGTAAGGGCTTCTGCCTCTCCTTCAATCCCTAACAACTCTCGTTGTTTTTCTTCTTCGTTAACAGCCTGAATAGATGCGGTCTGAACTAATCCTGACATTTTATCTCCAAAAAAACAGGACCGGAACAATACGAATGTGACTGTGTGGGTTCACACGCAATATCAAACCAGTCCAATATAGCTTTGTAATAATATTTTTATACTATGTACAGAGGGAAATGTAAACAGCAATTGTCTTTATGCAACTGTCACCTCTGCTTCTTTGAGGTTTAACACCTTGCCTGTCTCCCTTGCCTGTCTCTGATTCTGTGTTAATCTCATAAGCGGCATGGTCATATACATCTCATGCGCAATCGCATAGCTCATGACCCGGTCATCGTGTTTTCCCGGCATTGCTCCAAAAGCACCATCTTCCAAGATGGAGTAGTTCTTAAACTCTTCAATGGTTTCGCAGCAGACAATTCCTGTGTCACGATCTCTGACAATCGTAACAAGTCCGTCAATAATTTTGAACTTGCTTTTAACTGTAGTAAGCCAGCCTGCTTGTTTTTGTTTTCGTCCTGTAGCATTAGCATCTAATTTCTCCCTCTGGTACACCTTTGGATAGCTCTTGTGCTTAAGGGTGGTAAGAGTCGTTAAGCCATGGTTATTCGCCTCACAGCCTATCAGAGCGTTGTTGTAGTACCTACCAAGATGATTAAGGAAAGCACCCCATTGGTCAGGGTCCAGTTTGCAGTTGATATGAGCTACCTGCTGTCCGTTAGAACACTTAATTACATCTGCGGATGAATAGTCATGTTTGTCTCCCGCAATACCTTCTGCCACGTCAGCACCGATGACATACTTCTCTCCGAGTCTTGGTGTCTGCCATACCTGCATGATACCTTCTTTATGCTCTACAAACTTGCCGTAGTAATTAAAGGTACCTACTGCTTCCGGTGGATAACATTCAAGTTGAGCCGCTATTAAATCCGAGATACCAAATATACTCTTTCCAGAAAAAACAAAGGCTTCCTCTGGAGTCATAGGGAACCACTGTTTAAAGAAGTCCTCCTTGGTAAACCCCAGAGGAGCGATAACCTCTCCTATCTTCCACCTTCGCCATGCGACATTCTCCACAGTTGTACGAGAGCCATCGGGGTTCACAAACCTTAATAACCACTTCTCTTCATCGGTAAGCGTATTAAGAATGTATTTCCGCTGCTCTGCTGTAACCGGGAGGCGGTAGTCCTCATCATAAGTCCACGGGATAAATACCTGAAGATACTCAGGGACCTTGCCCTTCTTCCTAATATCGTCCATCTCGCACCAGTGATCGTAGAAATGACCTGCAGTTCCGTTTGCAGTAGTTTCTTTAATGACCTCAGTGTCAAGGATGTGTGGCCATCCAGATGGAATTGATTCAAGCAATCCACTTAGATTATCCAAAGAGTTCTTGCTAAAGTAGGCGCATTCTGACCAATGATTGAAATGAGTGGTGATACCTTTACCACCCTTGGAGTCACACGTTTTTACGTCATAGCGGCTCTTTAAGCCAGTTCCCTTTGGAGTATCAAATACTAAAGCTTTCTCGTTGGACTGGAGAGTCTGCGGTCTTATCTCATCCGGAATATTCTCATGATAAGTCTTCACCATGCGAAACAAACCATCCCTGCTTTGATCGGCTTCCGTCATTATCATTGCACCAACACCAGTCCGATGTGATGTGTTATGATAAAATCTACCTTCTGTATAAGTAGAAAGCCCTAACTTTCGTGGCTTTAGTGCTAAGACCCTTACATAACCCTTCTCTTTCTTCTGCTTCTCTATCATCCCATGAATAAGTATTTGAGCTTTATTCAATACGAATGGTTGTAACGTTCCATCTTTACCTACTATCTTTAGACACCGGGGTGCGTAGTACAGGAAGTCGTTCATGAGCCTCATTCTTATTGCTTGACTTGCTGACATGCTCTCCCCTTGAAAATTTGTTTGTAATATAGATCCCCGACATGATCGTACCTATAAGAGATATAATCATTACAACATACGGCAGAAACTTCTTCTCTGTTCGAAGCTGAGTGACCTGTTCTTTCATGGTATTGTAATCGGCCACAGTTGCAGCGTTTGCCTTGTTCTCAGTAACCTTTCTATAGATGTCATTCTTATAATCATACAATTCCGATATCTCTTCTTTGTTACTGTCAATCTCCTTCTGTTGGGCCTTGTCATGTTCTTCTAGCCGTACACGCATTTCGTTACAGCTTCTCATGTCTAGATCCACCCTTCGGTTCCACTGATCCCTCGTCTCCATAGTTGACATTCCTATGTTACCTCTTTCTCCAAACCTGTATGTCGCAGTGCTTTCTTAACAGCAGCCTTTGCTTCATCGCCAAGCTCAGAATTAACGACTTTTAGCGTCTTGTTTTTACGTCTTATCATATTCAGCAAAAAGCCAATACCCCCTATCCCGGCTACTCCTCCCCCTGCCACTTCGGTTATTAAAGTCTTTGACCATCCTGCAGCTACATTCAATTGTTCGTCTAACGCTCCCTGTCCCTGCATCCTCATATACTGTTGGAATACATTCTCTGCAGCACTTGGAGATACTCCCTGTGCGTCCTTATTAGACTTGAGCAATATCTTCGCCAGAATAAGTTTCGTCTTATCCTTCTCTGTCTCATCGTCCATCAATGCTAATAGCGTATCATTGAAATCGCCATTAATTGTCTCTACGTGTTCGAGTTCCTTCTGACTCATCCGGGTATCTACATCTGGTATAAGCATCTTTGTCATCATACATCCACTTGATAACACTGCGATCAACGACAATACTAAAACAATATACTTCATAATGTTCTCCTTGTGTTAAGTTCCTTCGATATCAGGTTCTTCGCGACCTGCTTCGTAAATTTTGGTTTCCATATCAATAATTCTGGTTGTGTTTTTGTAGCACTTTATATGGTTCTTGATAAACGCCTTAATAGGTGCGATCAATATTTCTTCACACGGTATTTCACAACCCTTGAATTCAAGGCCAACCTTTAGATCTATGAAATAATCTCGCTCTTCATTCATAACGACATCCTATATATAGTGGGGTTAATTCCTCTCTCTACAACCGCACATGATACAATCGGTTTATGAGGAAAGTCTTTGCCGTATGCGAATGCTAACTGCTTTGCATTTATGCCACACCCTACATTCATTCCGAATATACAATCCAATGGACTGGCTGTAAACGAGATCCCTGCAAATGAGTGGGAATGGCCTATAACAGTCGATGCCCTGTTGTTTATGGCCTTATTCAAATGAGCTAACTTACCGGATGATCCAGTACCATGCTCGTATATAACTCCGTCGATTGTGAACTTAAAGTCGTCTACCCACCCATCAGGAAGTTCCCATATTTCTCTATAAGGCTTGAAGCATCTCTTGGGCAATCCGATTGTCTTTGCTTTACGATCTACCAAGGCATCATGATTACCTCTACACAGATGTACTTCCGGGAAAGCTTTGAACCACTTTGCTAATGTAATGTCAGACTCTTCCATTTCGTCTACAGGACTCCATAGATCAGGGTCGTGCTCATGATACGAAATTGAATGATTATCAACTAAATCGCCTACATGTACCACAGTACCACAATTATGTTTCTTCTGGACTTCCCTACAGAATTTCAAGTACCCGGCATGCTCGAATGGTATATGTGTATCCCCGATTACAAGCACGTTTCGTTTGTCTAAGTTGGTCAAGGCATTCCCCTTATTGGTGGCGGTGGCTGGATTCGAACCAGCGATTTCGAGCTTATGAGGCTCGCGAGATAGGCCACTTCTCTACACCGCTTTAAGATTAAAGTAACTCATTAACATGTTTTACTATATAGGATGCGTCTATGTCCATGCAAATGTTCTTACAACAATTAGTCGCACGCTCCGTATATTGACATGGTGCGCACTGGATATCTTTCCTGACAACCTTCGCAACGTCTGACCATGGCGAGTTTTTAACATCGGTTGTTGGTCCAAAAATTGCCACCTGTGGAGTTTTCATTGCTGCTGTAATATGCATTATACCGGAATCCTCATTGACTATGCAGTCCAATTCCCTTATTAATCCTGCTACCTCTGGAAGAGGCTGGCCTAAACAATACACAAAGTCGGAGTGCGCACGTCTATATTCAGACTGTACAGCGTCTTCACGTCCTATGATAAACACTCTATGCCCCTGCTTGATCAACTCCCTACCAATAGCCAAGGGATCTGATAGCCTACGGTTGGCCATGAACTGATGATTATATTTCCGACAAATATGTATACCGATATTCTTCTTGTCGCGATGCTTGTTGAAATCAGGTATCTCACTGTAATTGCAATATAGATCCGGAGTAGCACCTGCAAACTTAAGAGAACGAGCTACTGACATATTAATATCTACCTCATGCGCAAGAATACCGTCTTCCCAGACCTTGTTAATATTTGGAGCAAACCTGATCTGAGACACGTATTTCTCAATCCCCGGATACGGCCACATTGTCTGGATACCCAACAGATAACGCCTGCCTTCGATCCCTTCTTCTGGTAAAACTTTTACGTTTTCCATTCCATCGAATACAAACTCTGCACCATTCATCATGCCGGTACCGGAGCAAATTATATCAACATGCAGGTGCATATCGGTTAACGCTTTAATCAGTGGTGTCGTAAGTATAGCATTACCAATGCCTTGTGACGCGCCAAGCAGGATCTTGTCTTCGGTATTTATCTGCGTTATGTGCTTGCTTGCCCTTCTTGACTGATCGTAAGCACCTCCCCGGTTTTTATACTCAATCATCTTTTCAATCTGTCGTATCATAACTCTCCTTTATTATTCCCTTGCATACACGGCATTGATCTGCCTCGGTTTTATTAAAACACCTAACGTCCTTATCTTCATCCGGTGGTATCCATGGAAAAAAAGAACTTAACTTGCGGACCTCTATATGGTTACACTCACTCATATGAACACGTCATTCCTTTCTGGGTGCTTTACTCGGTCAAGATGCCTATTCATAACATCCAGCCTGCATCTGTAATCACCACAATGTGAAAATTTTGAGCATTCTATACTCTTTATGATATACTGCCTTCTTTCCGATCTCCATATCTCGCCAATTGATTGCATGTTTATATTTCCATACACAAACTCAGGTTTATGGTAGAAAACGTTACATGGAACCACCTCACCGTTTGCATTTATAAGAACATAGAAATCGAAGCCGTGACAGCGGGAATACGTGCGAGGCTCCAGTAATCGATTCATACTCAGGGTCCTTACGATGACATTGAACTTATCGTCTACGTAGTCCTCCATCTCGACCTTAACATGGTCATACATGCTTAAGTCCATCTGCTCTTGATGTGAGCTATTTGGGTGCGTGTGACAGGGTTTTATCTGGACATTGTCTACACCGATCCCCTTGAGATACTCAACTGTGTCATTTAACGTTAATGCGGTTTCTTCTGTGAGGATAATCTGGACACCTATGTCTACAGAAAGGTTGCGCTCTTTCTTTATAGATACAGCGTCTTGGATATTCTCAGTCACCTTCCGCAAACAGTTATACCCAACCCCATGTATTCTCTGGTAAGTAGATGGATCAATGGTCTCTAAACTGAACCTTATCCACGATATGTCCTTTAATGTGCGATCTGCTACACTGTCTGTGAACCGTTGCCCATTAGTAGAAACTGCTACTTGCATATCCATATGCTTGATCTGATTGACAATCGCAGTGAAATCCGGGTGCATTGTTGGCTCGCCTTCACCTGCAAGATATATTGACTTGACACCCATGTATTTTAATTCCTGCAATGCCTTGAATAATATGGATGGGTTGAGATCCGTGCTACCATGAGTAATCCAGTCAAGTGTACAGAAACTACATTTATGATTACATCTATTCGTAATACCTATTTCGGCATGAAACGGCACCGACACTCCTTGGAGCCATCTCGATACCTTATGTGGGTGTAACCCCAATTTGTGTGAGTCAGCGTCTTCTACCCCCATTATACCCTTTCTAACCAATAGTTAACCAAGTCTGATAATGTGCGAGTGATATTGTATTTCGGGTCCCATCCTAATTGCGATCTTATTTTTGTGCTATCAGGATACTGAACAGGTATGTCAAACTTCCTGTACAACTTATCGCACACCTTAGTCTCTGCTTCCAGATTGAATATATCCAGCATTAATTGAAGGTAATATCCCATGTCGTGTAGATCGTCACCACCTATATTCCACACCTCTCCATTTTTATGCTTCCATGAAGGTAGGGTTATGTAGCTCTCCATCAACTGCCAATACACCGCGACAACGTCTCTCACATCCATGACTACACGTTTTGAGCTAAGATTACCTACACTTATTTCTGCGTTCTGCTTACCCTTAATGATCTTTGCGATCTGGAAAGCGTCAGAAGATATAGAGTAACTCATAGGTCTACCCGGCCCTGTATGCGAGAAGGCTCTAGTGGTGAAAGATTTCAACAGCCCATTCTCGCTTCTCTCTTTAATGTATAAGTCTGCGGCAAGCTTAGAGACTGAATAAGGATTAGATGCCAGCGTTGGAGTATCTTCGCTTATACGGGTACCATCTGGGTGTATACCGTATACTTCACATGTTGAGCAATTCATTAACCAAGTATCTGGCTGATGCGCCACGATTGTATCTGCTAAATAAACAGCACCCATTGCGTTTGTCTCAAAGAAGCCCACCGGGTCTTTGAATGATGTTGGTGGATGTGTCTTTGATGCTAAATGGAATACCCCGTCAAAGGTACGGTCACGCATAATATCATCAATCTCCATCTGGTCCCTTATATCACCACTCAACACTTCACAGTCAGCCAAGTCTTCAACTCCTGTATGAGACATTCCTACCGCTGTATGTCCCTGCCTTTTTATCTCTGCAGCTAGGTGTGGTCCAACAAATCCATTAATTCCAGTTATAAGAAATCTCACTACTTACCTCCCATTATAAGGTCAACTGCCGTTATTACTTGCTCTCTTGAAATATTGTTTGCACCGCCTTCTGCAAAACATGTATGTCCTTTTTTATTACGTGGTAATAGTGCGTCAAAATTCTTTGTATGCTTAGTCATCCAGTTAGTCATCAGGTGTACCGCAGGATGGCTGTATGCCCCCATAACCCACATGTTTCCACTGTCTGTACCTATCGACATCTTACAACTCAATGCTAGTCTCACTTGATCGAAAAACGTCATATGTGTATGTGAGTGGGTGAGCCCAATTATCTGATCTCTCTTGTACCCAAACTGAAATACGTCATATCCCTGATAGGTTAAATCCTCAACAAGTCTTGTGTACCATGCTATCGATGGTGACCTTGCTATATTCCCTGTCGCTGTAGCGAATGGCCACAATGCAATAGTCTTGTGCTTTACACGGATATCTGCATTGCTACGATTAGAATAAGTCTGGAAATTTAAATCATCAGTGCCAATGTCAAACCACTGCTCAAGCTTCGGATACATATCGTCAGTACTAAGTACCGATGTTAAGTCTTTCACTCCTGCGACAAATGCAGTCTCTTCTATGCAGTCGACATAGTTGTACCAATCAAGGCGTGAATGTTGCCAGTTCTCATGCGTACATGCGATATAACATCCCTCTATTATCCGTCTATCCTGTTCTCCCAACGTGTCCCACTTCTGTGTAATCTTGAGCCTGTCTATCAATGGGTGATTAAGGAAGAAAGGTGCCATGTATCCGACCTTCTTCTCTATTGCCCAAATCTTATAGCTATTAGGATACAGCTTTTCGAAATAGGTAAGTACAGGCAACCCCATAATGAGGTCACCTGTAATACCATAACTTACTCCATAAATTCTTAAATTCTTACCAACTGGTAGGTTCACAATCAAACTCCTTAATAAGGTTATGCAATAATACAATCATATCAATGAGCTCAGTATTATTAAAGAGGATTAATTATTTTTTTTCAATCTGGTAATAGCGTACAGTTCGCCTTTCTCGAACTTGGCATCATAACCTATTACCTCTAAATGTTCAAGCATGCCCTGTAAGCCATTATGAACCTCTAAGGATATCTGCTGAATACGCTTCGCATCATCCTTTGTTAAATCTTTAATTACTTTATGTTCACATCCCTCAATGTCCATCTTGAGATGGTGTATTATATCCATTGGAATCTCTTTCAGTACCTCATGGATGGTCGTAGTATCCACGTCATACATCTTGTGCTTCCTGATTGAATACAGCCCTGAAACATTACCCCATTCAGGCAAGCCATCGAACTGTGCAAACCTCATAGTCTTTGGCTCACCACTACCAACAAGTGCTGCTTCATTGGTATGCATATTAATATCCCCACCATAATTTTCCCTAATGAGCCGGTAATTATCCCTATTTGGCTCAAGTGCGAATATGTGAGGATTCTTCACATGCTTAAATATGTCATCGATAAAATTCCCCTGACATGTTCCTGCGTCTATAAAGACACCACCCTCTTTTGGTATTAAATCAAAATCCACTAAGTGACTACCAAACGTTTTTATCTGAGACATTTCAGCACCGCCCTTCCTGCATCGCTGACACCTATCTCTTCAACACTTGCAAACCCGCCATGTATCTTAACGTTATCTGCGAAATACTTAGGATGTATATTCAAGAGCCCTATTGAATGGTTTGGGAATTCAAAGATAAACATCTTCTTGGCTTTCTTTGTAATAGCCTTGAACAGTTTCCAAAATGCAATCGGGTCTTTATCTTTTACCAACTGCAAGTGCATCATGCTTAATACTGAGATCACATCATACCTTGGCAGCATGTCGATTGTATTGATATCTACTTCGAACTTCAGGAACGTAGCTTCTACGTTATTAGCCTCTGCCATCATCTGAGCAAACTGAATCTTCTCGTTATCAAAGTCAACACCTGTCATCTTGAAGTGTTCAGCAAACTCAAAACAGAACCAACCGACATTACAACCGATATCCAGCCATGTTGTTTCATCCGTCATCCAAGGCTCAATGTTCTCGTAGATCATATCCGCACGATCATTGCAGTCTCTATTCGCAGGGACTAACTGGCCATACTTAGGGTCATCCTTCTCGGACTCTGTCCTCATGATATCATTATACTCTTCATCCCATATAGGATGATGAACGTCTTTGAGATTCTGATACTCATACGTAATCATATTCGTTTCTGCCGCTCCAAGGATGCTGTAAGGTGTGTTATTCTTATCACAGAACCATTTCATTACGGCCAAATATCCTGACCACGGGAAGAGCTCACGGTCTATATACTCACCGTTTATATCACATTCCCCATCCTTAATTATTGCTTCCTTGTCGCCATAGAACGGTACTGGTCTATCATACGGATCATCGCCAAAATCAACAAGCTTGATATGCCCTTCACCATCCATCATGATATGCTCTTTCTTGCATATCCAAGGTATACCTGCTTTATACAACTGCCTCATTGCGATTAAAACATCCGTTGCCAATGTCAACATAACTTCTACCGGAAACTGATCTGGTATTGGGAAAAGTTCTTCGAGCATCATAAAGGTGCCTATGTCATGAGTGCCAACATCAAGGCACTTAACAATTCCGGGTATGTTCGATGAAAGAACTTTCAGTTCTCTCTTCAGGCATTCTTTGGTATTTGGTATCTTCAATATTACACGCTTCTCTGCCACCCCTACCGTTGCATGGTAACACCTACTGCCATATCCCTGTAACCGGGTAGGTTTCACATTATTGAATGCCATAAGACCGTTTGTGATTCTTATGATATCGCTTTCAATGAGCTCAAGTCTACAGGCCATATCATTGCCATTAGTCAGTGCTCTCCCTGACCTGTCGTCTGGAAACCTTGCCAGTCCTGCGTAGTGGATGACATACGAATTAAATCTGCTTGCATTACCATTCCAATCTTCCGAAAACATACTCATGTGATTAAACTGGAACGACAACTCATGAACTTCATGTCCGAACTTGTGGATGTTGTAACCGATAAGCGCATCATCGTATCCAAATCCTGTCCAATGCTGACCTTGTATCGCCTGAAAAATGTTCGAATGTTGACGAGATACAACGAAGAATCCAGTGTTAATATACCCCTCTTCCCATCCGACATCTCCCCACCTTTCCTGTATGGACATTATAACTCCCTGCCTCATTGACTGCCTACTGCCAACATCCTCAAAGATACTTCCTATCTTGTCTACTGGTACTACTTCGAAAGGATTAGGACAGTGTGGCATAATCACAATGTCTGAATCTATCACCAGTACCCTCTCGTAGTGTTCAAGTATTTCCCTTACACGTAAAATGCGATAATGAGCCAATTCATAATCTATCATCCACGCTTCTTTCTCGTCCAGCACTATGAAGTCACACCCCCACTGCTTGGCATAATCCATTAAGATAGGATGGGTAACCGCTGTCAACTCCTTAATATTCCCATCTGCCCTTGTAACCATTGCAAACCTGTTCTTTGTCAAAATGCTCCCCTTTCTAAATTGGTAGGGACATGTGGAATCGAACCACGATTATCAGGATCAAAACCTGATGTAATAGCCATTATACCATATCCCCACATGTTAAGCTTTTCGTTTCTTAAGACAAAATTCGCAAGTCACTTTGTCCCACCTGTAAGACAGTTTCTCGAATGTATCTACATGACATAGGGGGCCTTTCTTTAAGCGGCCACTACCCCAAGGCTTAGGTTTTATCATCTTGTGTACTTTCACGGCACCCTGCCTCTCGCATAATAAATGGTCATACCTACCCATCAGGTAAGCCTGCGTGTTCTTCAGCTCTATATTGCTAAAGCTCTCAGTACTCCACACGTCATTAGAATACTCATCTACTTTACTCCAATCTACATCTTTATGCAAGGACAAATTAAAATAATCTCCACCGGGGTATGGTGCCAAGATTGTAAAGCCAACAACATCTGGCTCTATCTCATCAAGCAACTCAATCGTATAATCAATATCTTCATTGGTTTCATCAGGCATGCCTATCAGAATAAATGCACGTCTCTTGATATTATACTTCTTTGCCCATGCGAACACCCTCTTTATTCCATCAAGAGATGTACCCTTACCTACGTCCGTAAGTACATAAGGACTACCAGACTCCACACCCACGTTAATCTGTTCACAATTCGCCTTCTCAAGCCACTCGAAAACTTCTTCCTTCTGTACGAAATTAGGATGGATATTTGCTTCCCATGGCATCGTATTACCACGTTCAACTTTCCTCTTGCAGAAATCAATTACTGTCTGTGTGTCTTTGTCAAAAGTTGCATCAACGAACTTGAAATAGTTAATTCCGAAATCTGCACTAACCCCTGCGATCTCATTTAGCACCGCATCGTAGTTCCGTGTGCGAATAGGATTCTTCTTCCAATGGTGCTGTCCTGTCATTGTCACTTCTGAGCAAAACTTACAGTGGACCTTACAACCCCTGTTCATCTGGAACGAGGCGATGCGCTTACCGTTCATACTCTCACAGAGATCGATGGTTCTTTCATTCTTTATAGCTTCACGATCTGGCCATGGTAATTCATCTGGTGACAATTTGACACCGGTTATTATTGGTTTCCTGCTACCCATTATCACTCTGACCATTGCCAGTTCCCCTTCACCGACAATTACTTGGTCTACGTTCAACTCCTTGATAACTTCTTCCGGTAATGCTGTTGGGTGCCATCCACCTAAAACAATATGTACCTTAGAATTAAGTAGCTTAATGCTATTGGCCAAATGTATGGCATTTCCATACGTAGGACTGGTACACGAAATCGCGACAATATCAGACTTGGAGCCTTGCAGCACCATATCAGCCTCGTCATCAAAATTTCCATGAAAGAAACGATAGTCATGTTTTTCCCCTGTCTTAAGTTTCGCATAAGCTATTATGTAACCTATACCTAAAGCTTCCCATACGTTTTCGTAATAAGGCTGTATAAATGTGATTTTCATTTTATGTCCTTGTATAATTTTTCAATTGCCTGATAATCGAACAACTTAGCCTTTAGACGAACTATTTCCTCTACGAGTTTCGTGGCATCTATTTCATCCACCCTAGCCTGTAGATCAATCCAATAATCAAGTGTATGCCCAAGGAAAATACCACCATCTAAGTCAAGTATTGTAAACCCGCAGTTCGCACATCTATTATACTTCATCTTGTTAGAAATTCCTTCCCCGGAGTTTTAGCGTAAAGAGCCGCAGTATTGATTATATCGACGATGTAGCCTTGTATAGCAACAGCATCAACATGAGTAGGAATAGACAATATAGTGCTGTACAGCTTTTCAGTTTCCGGATGGCCTGCTTGAAGTGGATCATGATATACCTTGGTTTCAATACCTTCCTTCTCAAGTGCAATCCTGATGGCATCTCTGACAGCCGTAGATTCGAACCTGAGACTAAATACACTATTAGAGGTGTCATTGGGTACATACTGACATGTAAACGGAACCTGTATATGGTCTTTATAGTAATTGACTGCGAACTGCGCGACGCTTGGTTTATAATTCTCAATAGACTTTAACGCAATTAACGCATTGATTTCGCCCATTCTACCTGATAGTCTTCGCAATTCTGTCGCAGTCTCTGCCAATTTGTCATCATCTGTAAGGATCATTCCACCTTCCATGCCTGTAACTACTTTTGTGAATGACAGGGAAACTACCTCAGCGATACCCCTCTTACCAAGAAGATCGTTTCCATATCCATGTGCTGCATCGATTATCGTGTCTTCTTTGTCAAATCCTTCGAAATGTTCTGCGGCATTACCGAATGTATCTACCAGTAATAGCTTGCCATACGAATCACCGGGTTCTTTCATCAGCCACGTATCAGGGTCAATATCGTGAAAAATAGGGAATCCACCTATACACTTCACGGCATAGAGCGTACTCGGCCATGTGAACGCAGGAAGATGAACATCTGTGCCGCGAGCGTCTCTTCCCCATCCTGCCGCCTTGAGAGCGATGATAAGCCCTGTTGTGGCACAGTTAGTACCTATGGCATGCTTAACCCGGAAACGCACCTTAAAAGCGTTCTCAAGAGCTTCTACGTATTCCCCTATAGAAACCCATCCAGACTTAAGGATATGATTGATTTCTGTACTCAGTGAATCTGCATCAATATCAGGACTGCCGAATTGTACTCTCATCAACCACCACCCTTTCAATAAGTTTGCTTGCGACTGATGCCCATGAATGATTCTGTCTTGTATATGTTTCTGTGTTGCTATCCGTATAAACAACATATGTTCTAGGGTTGAAGATAGGCTTAGGAAGGATGCTTTTGTCGTTTATAACCGCAATCCAACTGGCTGCTGTATCCTCTATCTCTTGTTGCTGCTTAGGGTTATTAGTGAACCATTTAACCATCTCCCGGATATCGGTACAGTTCTGGGAAATAACGTTTGCCCCACATGCTAAAGCCTTGGTTACTCTGTCGCTAAATATAACATTATCGTGACAAAGATTCAAGACAACTTTAGAACTATTTATTTCAATCCGTTCATCTTCACCTATTACGGGTCCGCTTGCTTTCATTCCTATAGGCCAGCCATAGCCGAATATGTCGATCTTGAACCCCTTGTTACGGAGATCAGTGAGAGCAACAACTCTTGGAACCGTGGCATTGCCTATAAAAATATAATCACGGACTTTACGTTCTTCCTCTTTGAAATACAACTTGGGATTGTATCCTTCAAATACATGATAAGCCTTCTTGTTAACCATGCTGAATCTTTCGGCAACGTCGCTGGCTGTCGCACTGGCATAAGTCGCATTTGCGGCATAAGTTGCTGCATGCGTTTGTCGGCAACCTTCGAAATTATCCATGAACCAATACCAAGTTGGACCTGATTCCTTCGCCTGATGTAGTACCGCAGGATGCATTTGGTTGACTTTACAAAATATCTGTAGATCAAATTTTCTTCCTTGGATAAGACTGAGATACTCTGCTTCCATCCTGTCTTGGTACTTGAGCTCTTTAAGCCTTGTGCGATAATTATATGTTTCAACTGAGTAGCCAAGGGATCGAAATCCCTCAGCCATCTCAATGTTTGTGCTACCTTCAACGTCGAATACTCCGACTATCATTATGTGTCCTGTATTTTTCAAAAGCATGTCGTCCTTTCTATTCTGCCCTATACCCTACTGAATATATAGCTTCTGCGTTCTTTAGGCTAACCGGGTCACCAAGCGTAATCATATACTTGAAGACACCCCAAGATACTTTATACTTCTGATCGGCAGGAAGACAATCTTCACCTTTACCTATAAAGTGTATTGCTTTTTCTGAATCAGCCTGTTCGAAGAAATTGATAGCCAACTGCAAGCAAACCATCCACTCATGTTTCATGGACATCAGGGGGATTACCAAAGCCTTGGCATTGTCCTTCTTCAGCATGTCGGCAACCCGTAAAAATGCAACTGCATACTTCTCGCACTCCTTGTGATTTTTCTGTGCAAAGTATATTGAAGACAGCAGGCAATTACTATCGATGTAATCCGGATAATGCCCCAAAGCCATCTTGGAATATACAACTGACTTACTAAAAAACGCACTCTGCTCTTCGTTGGTTTTACATCTTGATCCCAACTGATAATAGGCCATGGCCACTGTATGCATAGAAAGCAACTGTAGCTGAGAAAGACAATCATACTTCTCCCATAATCCAACCGCTACCTTGCCGATCTCGATAGCCATTTCCCAATCATCCATCCTTAGATACTGAATAGCGAGATAATGTGCTGTCTCAGGGTCATCTGGCTGTTCTTCCCGCTGTATTTTGAGCAATCTTGTTGTGCGATCTTTCTTTGCGGCCATTGTATCTTTGTCTGGAAGTGAATATCCGTGATGGATAATGGTGAGGTTTGACTGAATAACGTCGCCATTGCAGACCAATTTGTTATGGACCCTGTTGACGAAGTGGAGCTCAGGTTGAACCCTCATGATCTTCCCGGTATTGATAACAGACATTACTTCATCGTCACCCTTTGCCTTGTTTACTAACACCATATGTACAAGGTTCGCTGTTGTTTTATGAGCAGCACGAACGGTATCTCTTACTTTAGCCGCATCTTCAGTGCTCATAAGCTCATCGGCATCCAACTGGATAAGCCATGGAGTGCGAACATGCTTGATAGCCTGATTACGTGCGACTGAAAAACTATCCTGCCATGGGTAATTGTATACCCTTGCGCCATAAGACTTGCATATTTCAACTGTCGCATCTGTAGAACCGGTGTCGATAACTACTATTTCATCAACGTGGTCTTTCATACTTTCCAGACAATCTCTGATATGTACTGATTCATCACGAACAATCATCGCCAGTGTAACCTTCGGATCTTTGGTAGACTGATCTGGCCAATCATCTCTCTGTACTTTCTTAGCGAACAATGCCTTTGCTTCCTTTTCCATGATAGCTGTCATCTCCGGAGAGACCTCTACCTGACAAGCACCATTCGAACAGTCTTCTTCCTTTGCAGGTGTCTGTGTGGCATTGATGTTAATTTTCATATTCCGAATCATTACGTTGTTCTCCTTGTGAGCATTTGGTTAAGTTTCTTTATTAAAGGTGCGATCTGATGATGCTGTTTTTCTAACCGCTCCTTCTGTCTACGTTTTCTCTTCTTGTTCATTAACGACTTTGATGGGTGTTTCAACTTTCTCTCCTCTTGAATTGTGACTATAGATAAAATCAAGCAACTCCTGAATTTCCATCTTACCGTAATGATGGCGGCCATTTAGCTTATTTCCATCTATCCCATGAACAGATGATGAATTGTCCAACTGTATCGTTGTAAACTTTACCGCTTCTTCCCTACTACGCATAATCTACCATTGCCTTCCTTACAGTATCCTCGTAAAATTTAACCCCTGCTTTAAACATTATAACGTCTTCATCGCCAGTGGTGCATTTTTCCCACACATCGTTGATTTTTTCGTCAAGTATCTCAAGTCTCTTTGCCAAATGAGGATTCTCTGTCTTTAGCCAACCATAGAACCCTTTCTTGTAAAATCCATTAAGTCGCGTCAACATGTTGTCGTATATTTTTACCAGTTCTTCATTGTCTATTTTTACCGACATCTCTACCCCTTGTTAAAGAATATAGCCGTTTTCTTTATTAACGACTGTGGTTATTTAAGTTTCTACTAACTGCCCATCTTCAATCTTCGTGATCGTTATACGAAAACCAGCTTCTGTGTCCAGTTCAAACGTTTCACCATCCAGCATCTCAGCCACAAACATAACCACCTTGGCTATTTCCTCAAGCTTTAAGGATGCATTGTTCAGGGTCTCTTCGTATTCTTCTGGTACAGGTTTCATTATATCTCCTAAAAGTTTTTGGGAGTAGGGTTTACACCTACATCAACCTTGGTGAGAGGCTTACACATTTGCTATAATCCCGTAACCACTCCTTGGACTATAACCGTGTGTCCACAATGCCTTATGTAAGCAGGTACCCCGCCAACAGTCTGCAGTGCGCTTGCTTTAAGCTATCCCAATATGGCAGAGGGTGTAGGAATCGAACCCACCACGACAGGATTTGGAATCCCGGCAGCCGCCTTGGTCTCCCCCCCCATGAATCTATTTATCTTCGTAAAATGCCCAATCCTGAGCTGTTGTTTCCGCTTCTTCTCGTTTGGTTTCATCGCTATAAATCTTGGTTTCCAACACATCAACCTTCGCATGAAGACGATCAGCCTTCTCATGGAGATTACATACGTTGTCGGCAGTCTTTGCAATTCTTGTTGTGATCTTCTTTGTGATCTTCGTAACCTGCTTTTTAAGGATGATTGGTATGCCCAATAAACCTAACATCGCTACGACTGTCTCTTTCTGCTCCTGAGTCCTTGCAAACTTCCCTGCCGCCTCTGCTTCTTTGATTCCGAATTTTCGTCCCATAGTTCCCCCTATAAGATTGCGATTGCAAAACATATGCAACCAACACTGAAAAATAAAATAATCCCACAAGCCACTAACGACCATCGCTCCGCAGTCATGGTAACCCCTTCTTATGCATACCTAATTCACGCTCTAGGTACCATATAGCCTTCCGGATGCTTTGCTCTTTACTCTCACCGATCTTAGCCCCACTACGATCAATGTACTTAATTGCGTTGAGTCTGCCAAAGCCAAGATGTTCCCGGTCCTCAATAAAATCAATTGTTTCGATCTTACCTTGATTGTAATGCTCAGGATGATCTACCTGACTGGACTTCACATCCCGGTTCTCAATTTCAGTAGTACGCCTCGCAGTCAATGATGATACATCGCATGGCTTCTTTGCTATCTCCTGCTCTCCATGATCCTGACCACCACCCATTACTCACCACCTACTGAAGCAGTTACTTTAACCGATTTGACCTTCTTTACTACTCTCTGAGCCAAACACTTCTTACAGGTTACGCCTTTCCATGTCTTGTTACCCCGGATACTGCTGTATTCACCAACAGTCCTACCACAAATTGTCTCGCCATTAACAATCTTATGCTTTACTACGATTTTCTTCCCCAAAATAAACCCCCTTAAAATTCTAAAAAGTCACGTTTTTCTCTATTAAAATAAACATACACTGCTACTCCTGCCAGTGCGATACCAATGAATATCATCTCAAATATTGTCATCTTACACTTTCTGAAAATTGTCATCAAAATATTTCTTTGCCACATACCACTGATCATCATAGTTCTTAGGATTCCGTGCAATCATCCCACCACCTTCAAGGTGTGCCTCAGCATGGTCAACAACAGTCACTGATATGCCACGTAGGTCCTCA